GGGGGGTATGACCCCGCCTACACCATGAAGATACGGTCAGGATGCGAGGGCGGCGGCAAGGGGCCGCTGGTGCAGAATGATCTATCCGCCACGCTGGCGACGCATCAGGATCAGACAGTGTTTGCACCGAAAGTATGCGGATTTATTTATAAGCAAGGCGCAAAAGCTGGCAATATAGGGGCGGGAGAAGTAGCGCCGACTATGAAAACGGACCAGCCGCCAGCAGCGGCCTATGCGAATGGGGCAGAAACGGTGGCAAGGACATTAACAGCAAGAGCGGACGGAAGCCCGATGCTGGACAGGGGACCGAATTTGATAGTACAGAAAGGAAACGGCAATGAAAAAGATTATTGCGATTGATTTTGATGGGGTTTTGTTTACGGAAGCATACCCGGCGGTGGGGATGCCGATTGCGCCGAACATCAACCGGGCGAAGAACGAGAGGGCCAACGGCGCGGTGCTGATTTTGTGGACCTGCCGCGAGGGCAAGGAACTGGCGGACGCTGTGGCGGCCTGCAAGGCCGTGGGGCTGGAATTTGACTATGTGAACGAGAACGCCGCGGAGCTGAAAGAAGCGTTTGGAACGGACCCGCGCAAGATCGCGGCAACGGAATACTGGGACGACAAAAATGTGTGCATGGGGTGCTGTGGGAAGGGATAAAAGGCCGTGAGCATGAGAAAAGAACGGTACATTGCGTGGGCAAGGCCGTATTACCGGGACAGAGGGGCGAAAGCAATGACGAGAAAGAGGGCAATAAAAATCATAATGGCCGCGACCTGCTGTGGCAACAGGAGATGGGCCGGGAACGTGTTCGCCTATGCGAAGCGACATATAATCGGAAATCCAAGCAATGCCGATGTGTGTTACCGCGTTATGTGCTATATCTACAACACAACAAATAAAAGCAGGGCACACTATGATGAGAATACGATGCGGTCACATTCAATCGCAATGCGGTTAAGGGAACTTTACGGCGTGGATGTGGGCGGAGTGGTGGTTCAAGGATTTGAAAGCACGGGGAGGTAAAAGCCATGAATATGCAGAAGATGGGCAAGCCGTGCAAGGAAAATATGAGCATGGAGCCGAACAACAAAAGCGCACTAAAGCCGATTTTGTTCAACACAGAAATGGTGCGGTCGATCCTGGCCGGTGAAAAAACATGCACCCGGCGGATCGCCAAGAGCGGAAAACCGCCTTTTGCGGCGGGAGATATTTTGTGGGTGCGGGAGACGTGGTGCATCAACAATTTTGGGACACACTACCGGGCAGATTGGCCGGACGGGGCTTGCCCGTATATGGACGGCGACGATCGCTGGCATCCGTCGATCCACATGGGAAAAGACATTGCGAGAGTTTTTCTGCAAGTGAAAAGTGTGGAACGCAAACCGCTGCGGGACATGGAGATTGCAGACTTCCGCAAAGAGGGCATAAAGCCGCGAAACAGACCGGGTGGCTGTACCTGTGCATGGGCACGAGACGGATGCAAGGAAAAACCATGCACAAACCGTGATGCCTATGAGCGCGAACGTTACATGATCCCGTTTTGCGAGCTGTGGGACAGCACGCTACCTGCGGCCAGCGTAAAAACGCTGGGCTGGAACGCGAACCCGGATGTGTGGGTAATTGAGTTTGACAGAACAGAGCGCCGGGCTGAAAGCCTGTAGCAGAAAGGACAATAGCCATGAATATGCAGAAAATGGGTAAGCTGTGCAAAGAGAACATGAGCATGAAGCTGTACAGAAAGGGCTACACGCAGTACATCAGCGACGGGATCACGATGGTGGAGATACCGCGGAACTTCCCTGCGCTGAACGACGAGACCGAAGCGGCGGCGGTGTTTGGCTGGACAGACAAGCAGCTGGAAGAAATCAGCTGCGAGGTGGAAGGGCTGGATGTTATCAACGGCTTGTACGAGGTGACGGGCATCAGCATGGACGATGTGAGCGGCGAGGAAATCCCGTGCAAGAGAGCACCGATTGGGTTTACCTATGCCGGGATGCAACTGCTTGTGCTGCGGGATGAGCGCGGCGGGATCGCAGGGATCAACACAAAGCAGTTAGAGCCGATCATGGACGAGCTGAAAAACGGGCAGTACATGGCGTGGTACAGACGGACGATGCACAACGGAAACCCGTACTATGTGCTGAAAAGCGGGATGTACCTGCGCATTGCAGTCATGCCGATTGTGTTTGATGATGTGTTTGCGGCGGCGCTGGATGAGATCAGGGCCGGGATGATGCTTGATGCACTGGGCAGACCGAAAAAGCGGGAGGAAAAAGAAAATGACGATTGAGCGAGCGGCGGAAATCTTGGACCCGGAAAGCAAAGAAAAATTTTACGGGGAGAGCGGAAAACAGGAAGTATTTGAAGCGATGCGGCTTGCAAAAGTGGCGCTGGAAAAAAGAATCAAGAAAACCGTGCATCCGTTTTGGACGGGAAACTCTGCGGCGTGTCCGTATTGCGCAAGCGCACAGTATTTGTACAACGAAGATGGGCGGAGAAACAGATATTGCGGTGAGTGCGGACAGATGCTTGACTGGGAGGAAGATTCTGAATGAGCGAAGTTGTGCTGAAACCGTGCCCGTTCTGCGGTAAGGTGCCGAGGATTGAGCAAACGGAAAACGGGTACAGCGGTTCGGAAGATGCGATTACGGCAACATTTCAGGTGCGTTGCGAGATATGCGGTGTAGGGTTTGAAAGAGAAACAAAGGTAACACTGGACGAGGACGGCAAACCAAAAGTCTTGTCGGACGGACGCAAGGAAGTAATCGGGCTGTGGAACATGAGATCGAAAAAGCAATAGCCTTTGGCGGAGGATGCAGTGCCTACAAATTGTAGGCGGTTGCTGACGGAATGTAAGCAACTGACAGAAAGCGAGGTTGACGATGGAAAAGAGCGCGGCGCAGGATATGAAAAGCCTGCTGATGAAGAACGGCATGACGAGCGGGCCAGCAGGCCGGGTAGTGGAAATCCTGGAGCCGATGGGGTATTTTGAGGCCCCGGCGAGCATGACGTTCCACGGGGCGTGGCCCGGCGGGCTGTTTGAGCACAGCTGGACCGTGGCGCAGGAGCTTGTGCACATGACAAAAACGCTGGGGCTGACATGGCAGATGCGGCGCTCCCCTGTTCTGGTAGGAATGTTCCACGATCTGTGCAAGACCGAGGAATACGAGAAAGACGGTGACGGGTGGAAACATTACAAGCTGAAAGGCCACGGAGAGCGCAGCGTTTCGATGGCAGAAGCGATCCTGAACGATGCGGCGGCACTGTCACTGACGGAGGAAGAAATGCTGTGCATCCGCTGGCACATGGGATTTGCAGACGACAAGGAAAACTGGAATTGTTACGGCGCAGCCATTGAGAAATACCAGAATGTGCTTTGGACGCACACGGCGGACATGGTGGCAAGCCGGGTGCTGGGGGTGTGACAGGTGGAAGATGCAAGGATCGAAGCGCAGAAGGATGCGCAGGGCTGGAACAGCTGGATGGCCGGGAACGTGTACCGACATTTTAAGGGCGGGCTGTATGTGGTGCAGGGCGTGGCCGTGCATAGCGAGACGGCGGAACTGTTGGTGATCTACACGAGCAAGGACGACCCGCGGAAGATGTGGGCAAGGCCGCTGGAAATGTTCTTATCGCCGGTGGACAAGAAAAAATACCCGCGGGCCAGGCAGAAGCGGCGGTTTGAAAAAGCAAAGGGGAAGCAGAATGAATAGCTGTTACCACTGCACCCGGCGGAAACCGGGATGCCATGGCGCGTGCGCGGATTATAGGCGTGACTGCGAGGAAAACGAGAAACGCCGGGCCTATGAGCGGAAGTTTGCCAACATTGACACGATGCCGAACACGAAAACGGTTATCAACATGATTTATGAGCAGAAGAAACGGGGCGGGAAGCAATGAGCAGAAAGCGGAAAGAAAAGCCCATCGCGCCGGGCGATGCGGTGACGGTGTTGCGGCACTGCGCCGACGGTGCCGCACGGATGGCACGGGGCGTGGTGGAGTTTGCGGCCAGCGGCGGGCGGTTCTATGTGGTGAACGTAGAGCTGCCGCCGTGCGCGTTCCGGCATGAAACGATCAGGATGCGGGAGACGTTCTGGCCGGAGAATGTGAGCAGGGAGGTGAAACAATGAAAAGACTAAAGCTGTTGGCTGTGCTGGCGCTGGAACTGCTGGCGCTGGGCGCGGTGCTGGTGGTTATGGCGCTGGCGTGGATCGTGCATGGTTTATGTTGGGCCGTGATGGCTGCCGCAAAGTGGCTGGACGAGCTGGAACGGGCGCTTGCCTGGCTGGGGCGCGACCTGTGCAACACGGCGCGGGGCTGGATGAAGTGGGCGCTGCGATAAAGCGCCTACCTTATTATAAATAACATAGTAATACGACCTGCCCGGCGGGTGCCGGGCAAATTTTAGCGGCCTGCGGGCCGCTGGGGGGCTTGTATACGGTTTTATCTTTTCCCCCATTCTCTATTATTTACCAGATTCCAAACGATAGAGCCTGACGGCAGGCAGGATGTGAACGGGAGGGGCAGAGCATGAAAGCCAGGTATGTGCGCGAGCAGAAAACCATCTGCGGAAAAGAGTACATGGAAGTGGATTTGCTGAACGTCTCCCCTGCTGAACACAGAGCCAGCGTGCGGAAGAAAAAAGAGTTTGCGTCCAGCCTTGCCATGCAGCGGTGCAACGAGCGTTACAGCAAGCGCAAGCTGCAATGGATGGTGGCGGAGAATTTCACAGAGCGGAAGAATCAAACCTGGCTTGTACACATGACCTATAACGACGAATGGTTGCCCTACTACGACGAGGATGCAGAAAACAATGTAACAAACTGGCTGGACAAGATGAACCGCCGCCAGGCAAAGAAGTATGCGGCGGCGATCCGGGAAAATCCTGCAAACCCCGGCGGGGTGCTGCCGAAAGTGAAGTACATAACCGTGACCGAGCACCAGCGGGAGGACAAGGACAAAGGGCTGAAAGAGGTGCGGTATCACCACCACACGATCTTAGAGTGCGATTTGAGCATTGACGAGATCAAAAGCTGCTGGGGAACCGGGCGCGGGAAAAACTGGGAACCGCTGGGGCTTGTAAAATGCGACCGCGCCGAGTTTGACAAGGGCAGCCTGGAAGCCTACTGCGAGTACATCACCAAGAACCAGAAGCGCACCCGCCGCTGGCGGCAGAGCCAGGGCTTGCGAAAACCGACACAGCCGCGACCGAACGACACGCGGTACACCCCGCGCAAGCTGGCCGAAGCGGCCACGATGTACATTGACGACCGCAAATTTTGGGAAGATCGTTACGGGATGCTGAAGCTGGGAGACGGGAGCGCCCGGCAGTATGCGTTTGTGGGTGCCGAAGCACGGTACAACGAAATTACGGCAGAATGGCATGTGATCGCCAAGTTTTGGGCGGACCCGCGCAGACAGCCGAAGAAAAAGGCGGCGAGAAAATGAGCTTCCGCATGGAGTTAGAGGACTTGCCGCCGCGGTATCGTGCCCAGGCGGAAATGCAGATCGCGCAGCGGAAAAGTGAACGATGCTTGCAAAAAGGCACCAAAAACGGGCAGAATTGCGAACGAAACGAACAAAAACGGGAAATTCAAGTAAAAAACGGCGATTTTTGCGAACGAAGCACAAAGCAGGTGCCGGAGAGCGAGAAGCGGTATTACCGGGAAGTGATATTGCCGAAGGTGGCGCGCGGGCAGATCGTGAAGGTGCAGGAGCAGGTCGTGTTCGACCTGCTGCCGGAAAAGGCGTATTGCGGGCTGAAACTGCCGAAAGCACGGTACAAGCCGGACTTTGTGCTGACCTATGCAGACGGAACGGTGGAGATCGTGGAGGTTAAGTCGAAATTCACCCGGCGGATGCAGCGAGACTACATTTACCGCAGGCGGTTGTTTATAGACCTGGTGGCAGAGCCGCGCGGGTGGAAATTTACAGAATGGTTTGCTGACAAGGAGGACTGACAATGGACGACGGAACGAAGCTGTGCGAGCTGTGCGGGATGCACAAGAAGCTGAACATCGGCCCGGCGGGGGCGCTGTGGCTGGAAAAAGACGGCGCGGGAGATGCCGTGCTGATGGTGGAGCCGGTTGTAGGCCGGACACTGCCGGTGGCCGTGCCGGTGTGGTTTTGCCCGGCGTGCGGGCGGGATTTTAGACCGAGAAAAGCCGAAACGGAAAAGAATGTGTTCCCCATCGGCGCGGAACACTTGGAATACCTGAAAAAGAAAGCCGAGGAAATGCAAGGGACCGTTGAAGAAGCGCTGGACAGGGTTTTGAACGACTGCTACTGGGCGGACAAAGAAAAAGAGCAAAAAGCAAGGGAGGACACGACCGATGAAACAGGCACCTAATTTTTACCGAAAAAATGCGGCGTGCGGCGTGGCCCGGCGGGTGATGAACGGGAAAAAGGCCACGCCGGAGCAGATGCGGGATGCCGTGGGCCAGGTTGTGGCGTGGTGCTACCTGGTTTGTCTGCGCGGCGTGACCGGGTGGAGTGCAAAGCAGATGGACAATTATCTTGAAAAGGCCACGCGGAACACCCAAGACTACATGATCCGGGTACGGACGAGCACGACCGACAAGGCCGCGCGGAAGTGGCTGGACAAGACCACGGAAAAGCTGCATTTTGTTCTCCCGGCGGATAAGCCGCTGAAAAAGCAGGCGGACCGGGACGAGCTGGCGCAAAAGCGGATCGGTGCGGATACGGCGTGGAAGATCATGTCGGCGGCGCTGCTGCGCAAAGAGCCGTGGGGCTGCGCCATGGACGAAGCGACCGCGCAAAAGGTGCTGGACGAAATGCGGGACTACCACGAAAACCGTTTTTTGGATTGGGCAAAAGAGGGCGATGCCTACGGCATGGAACGGTTAAAGCGCGACGTTGAAAGCGTGCTGGGCGAAGCTGTGGAAGTGCTCGACGACGGGCGCGGCGCAGTATTTGCAAACACGATTTACTAAGGGGGTGCTGTTGTGACGGCGGCAGAAGCGGAGATCATCATCAAGTATTATGCGGACATTGCAGGACAGCAAAGGGCGATCATGCGGGAACGTGCGGCGCTGGACGCGGAATACAGCCCATTGCGCGGCAATGCGCCGGACGGGATGCCGCACGCTGCCGGAAACGCAGACACAACAGCGCAGAAAGCAATGCGGATGGCCGATACGGACACGGCCCGGCGGTTGTGTGAGCTGGATGTGCGGGAAAGCGTTTTGCAGGAGGACAAGGCGCTGATCCGGGCGGTGCTGGACCGGCTGAACAGTAAACACAAAGAACTGCTGGCGACGCGCTATATCGACGGCCACAACTGGGAGTTTACGGCGTGCCGGGTCGGGTTGTCCCGGCGGCAGACGATCCGGGTCAGTGTGGTGGCGTTGACGCGGCTGGGCGTGTTGTTGCAGGACGAGCCGCAGGCGGGAGAAATCCTCGCGCGGGCGCGTGATGCGTGCGCGTTATAAAGGCGGGGCGGATCGTTTACGCTGAATTTACGCTGAAAGTCAGCGTAAAACGCGCGAAAAACACACGAAAAACGCACGAAAAACGCACGGGCGGCAGGTTGCGTGCGCGTGCGTTGTCTTGATTTTTCGGCGGCGGTGAATTTGTGCGGGTGCGTTGGGTTTCCGAATACTGAAAAGGGCCGGGAGAAAAACAAACTTGCGAAAGGGTGCGAGAACGTGAAAACAGAGTTTGAATTGGCAATGCCGATGTGGGCACGATTCCGGGGGCAGACGTCGTGCGGGTTCAAGCGGGGAAGGCTGTATCTGGTGACGATTGGGAACGGGAGCGACCGCGTGCGGGATAAGTACATCTGGGTTGTTGAGGCCACGACCGGGCGGCGGTGCCCCTATTCCAGTCTGGACAAGATGGCAGAAAACTGGGAAATACCGGCAGACCCGCGCTGGCCGTGGGAACCGATAGACGAGTTTGCTAAGGAAAACCCGCAAAATAGATAAAATTGTCCCCCGGCGGGTCGTTGTGGCGGCCTGCCGGGGGATCGTTGCTGTGGGGTTACTTTGCTGTGTAGTCGGGCCAGAGGTCCGATGTGGGGGTGAAGCCGTCACGGGTCATGCGTTCGCGGACGGCTTGCAGGATGTAGCCTTGCAGGGATTGATCGGATGCGGCGGCGGCGGCGCGGAGATCATCGACAACGGGCTTTTGCGGGCGGATTTCAACGCGGCCACACTTGGCGTTGAAAGTATCGTTGGAAATGCGCTTTTTAGCCGAAACGGGCATTTTTGTAACCACCTTTCGTGTAGTATCTTGATTATAACACGCCGTAGTGCGCCGTGCAAGGGAAAATGTGCTGTGCATAACAACCCGGCGGGGTTGCTGCGAAAAGGCAGAGTTAGCGTTTAACGCTGTCGGCCATGGGTTCAATGCGCCATTCGTCGGGCTTGTCTTGCTGGGATATGAACTGTTCGAGCGGTTCGCGCCGGTCACAAATGGCGTACTGTTTCCAACGGTAGGATTGGAACGTGCGGTTTTTGGTGATCGGTTCGCGCGGGATATAAAGTTGCTTGTATTCAAGCACGTACATTGTGTACCTCCTGTTGTGGTGGAAAATGTGTTGCGGGTGGCTCCCGCGACCTTGCCCGGCTGGCTGCCGGGTGGTTTCGACCCTTGCCGGGGGTCATCGTCAGGCGGGGTTGTCTATTCCTCAATGACTATTTCTGCACCGGGAAGATCATATTCTTCGCCGATGAACGCATTCTCCGCCCAATCGGCAACCTCGGCAGCGTCGGAGTGAGTGTAACCTCGGTCAACGAGAAAGTCATAAATGGCGTAATGGTCAAGTGTTCTGAAATGAAGGGTGGTTGCGCCAATTTTGATGGAAATTTTTCCGTACATATGCTTTTGCTCCTTTCTGCGGGTGGCTCCCGCGACCATTTTGCCGGGGGCGGCAAGATGGTTTCGGCCCGTGCCGGGGGCCATCGTCAGGCGGGGTTGTGGGCGGCAAGCTGCATAAGCGTTGCGGTGGTGGGGATCAGGTGGCGGGCCATGGTGTCGTTGTAGGAGGTCTCGCCCTCGAAGCTGTCCACGACGGCGCGATCTGCGCCGGACATATCGTTGTAGGATTTCTTGCCGTAGGACGGCGGGAGCCAGCCTTTTTTCTGGGATGCGAAGATGTTGAAGGATTTGAGCACGTCCAGGTTGGTAAACTCGATGTGGCAGGTGCCCTTTTTGTAGAACGTGGCGTTGAAGTAGTGCAGCTTGATTTTGGTGGCCTGGCCGCTGTCCTCGGCGGCTTGCAGGGTGGCACGGAGGTCGTCACCGTTGTAGGCGGTGCCGTTGGTGTCAAGGAAGTGAAGCGTTTTCTCGATGTTGGCAATATCGTCAGCAATGCAGGAGAGGCGGAGGGTGTCGGAGTAGATGCTGTAGGCGTTGCAGCGAAAGATCACGCGCTTATCGACCTTGTAGGCGGAGTTTGTGCACCAGCCGTTGTAATAGTGGACATTTTTGCTGTACTCGCTGTTGTAGTGGAGGTTGGTCCAGTCGTCAAACAGGCGGATGATCTCGGATTCGATGTTTGCAACGATGTTGCGGGAGATTTCCTCGCGGATCGTGAGGATGTTGTAGGGGGTGAAATCGTAGTGGCGAAGCTCGTTAATACGCTTGTGGTAGTCGTTCTGCATCGTCCGTGTCATAGCGTCGCGGATTTGGGGCAGATCGAAAAGCTGCTCCCAGTAGATGGCGCGGAGATCGCACAGCGCGTCGTTGTAGCCTTTGCTGAGGGAAACACAGGGCGCGGGGGCGCTGCTGTCGCCCTGCTTTTTGGGCAAGGTGAACAGCGAGGAGATGCCGTCGTATTCTTCATACAGGCGGGCGAGACCGTCCGCGGCGGCGTTGTAGCGCTCGACTGCTGCCGTGATGGGGTCATTGCTGACGAGGGCGGCCAGATCGGGTGCGGCTTTGTAGCGCTGCGTCGTCTCGGCGTTGAGTTCTAAGCGGATGCGGGAGACCGGCGGCGCGGGCGGGATCGTGACAAAGACAAGCGCAACCTCCACCGCGGTTTTGCGGGCGGCGTGGGTAAACGCGCCTTGTTTGTAGGTGATCCGGGCGTTGTATTTGGCAAGCAGCGCGGCAAGCTCCTTGCGCTCGTTGGTGCAGGGGTTGCGGATCGTCTCGGCGTTGAGGATGGAGCGGACTTCGCCGCCCCGCTCCATGATGTGCAGGGCGTGCAAGAGGTGGCGGGCACCCTCGGAGAATGGCGGGTTCATGATGATTGCCTTATAGTGGGCGTGGGGCGTGAAGGTGAGAAAATCGTCGTGGACGACGCGGAAGCCGTTTTCTTTGAGGGTGGCGCGGAGGACGGCGGACTGCTCGATGCAATCCAGCTGCAAGGCGTCCAGACGGTACTTGTTGTTGGTGCTGTAGTAATAATCGTTGCGGGTGCCGTCGCTGTTGTAGTGGATGCCTGCGGCCTTTTCAATGGCGCGGGCGAGGTCGCCGGAACCGGCGGACGGCTCCAGGATGGGGCCGCCTGCGTACTCGATGCTGTGACCGTCGATCTTAAGACCGGCGAGCAGCTCCGCGGCGAGGGCGGGCGGCGTTGGGTAGTAGTCTTTGCTGTCGTTAGGGATCATGTTGTTAATACCTCCTGTTTTTTGATTGTGGCGGCGGGCCGTTGTGCAGCTGGACCCGCTGGGCGCTGTTGCCGCTGGGGCTGCCGTGTGGTCTTATGCCGGGCGGCGTTGTGCTGGGGCGTGCCCTCTCTCGCGGGGCTGGCGGGTTTCACTTTTTGCGCCCGGGGCGCGGGATCAGAACGCGGCGAACCTGGCCGGAACGACCGGCGGCGGGTGCAATCTGTTTTGTGGGGAGGTGCACCGGCTCCCGTTGGGCTTATGCCGCTCCCCCGGCGGGGCGGCTGCCATTGTGTGGCGATGGGTGCGCGGCGTTGCGATCGTTGCCGGGGTCGTGTTATGTTGTTACCCATGAGCGCCCGCCGCTGTTGTGGCGGCGGCTGGGCTTGCACCAGCGGCGCGGGATCGCGTCGGCCTTGCGGGTCAGGATACATAACCGCAATAGCGATAGTCTAGGATGATGTCGTCGGTGATGTCGTCCGGCGTGGCGTTGTCGGACATCGTGCAGGCGACGACGTCGCCGGTCAGCCAATCGTCGCAGCCGGTGAGGGTGAACAGCTGGCCGGACCCGGTGCGGAATGTGACCAGCTCGGCGGCGTGATCCACCTGGACGACCACACCGGCCAGCGGGTAGGCGCTGGGCGCGGGCGGCTCGGGGGCTGTTGTGGGGGCTGTCTTGATGATGTAAACGGCGGCGGTGACGATGTAGGCCAGGGCGGGGATCGGGTTACGCATGGGGTGTACCTCCTTGTTGTGTTGTGGGTGGCGGATCGGGTGGACCCATGAGCGCCCACCGCTGTTGTGGCGGCGGCTGGGCTTGCACCAGCGGCGGCGGATGCCGTCGGCCTTGCGGGTTGTTACCAGATACGCTTGATCTCAGGGAGCAGGCCGAGGCGGCGGTAGGTGGTTGTTATGCTCTCGTTACCGCAGAACCATCCGCAGTGTATAAACTCGTCGCGGGCTTGCTCAATCGTGATTGCACCGGCGAGAAAATCGCGGCGCAGGGACTTGTCAACGGTGGGGATGTCGAACACGCGGGCATCGGGGGAAAGATGGGAGCGTTTGCGGGTCATGGTGTGTTACCTCCTGTTGTGTTGTGGGTGTTGTGGGCGGATCGGGTGGACCCATGAGCGCCCGCCGCTGTTGTGGCGGCGGCTGGGCTTGCACCAGCGGCGGCGGATGCCGTCGGCCTTGCGGGTCGTTGTGGATCATGCCAGGACCTGGGCGGCCAGGCTGGCGAAATCGAGCTGCACCGGGTCCATCGTGGGGGCGTCGTCGTGCAGGGTGTGATGCTCGACGACGGCGGCGGGCTTGCTGGGCGTCGTTGCGGCGATGCGTTCCACGTCAGCCATGACATGATCAACAAAAGCGTGGTCGTTCTCGGCGTTGCGGCGGTCAAGCTCGGCCTTGACTTCTGCGGGGTCCCAGTTCAAAAACTCTGCTTGCAGTGCCGGTGCCGTCGTGGCGGCGTCCTGCTGGGCGGCCTTGCGTGCCTTGCGTGCAGCGGCAAGCTCGGCGTTGCGGGCGGCGATCTCGTCCGGCGTCTTGACGTGGACGGGGGCCGGGCGTTCGACCTGGGCGGCGGTGAACAGGTAGCAGCGCTTCATGTAGTAGTGGGGGTCGGGGGCGTCGTCGCCGTTGTCGCTGCGCTGGGCTTTCGGGGGCTTGTCGGTCCAGCGCCACAGCATGGCGGAGATCGTGGCCTTCTGGCCGCGCTTTACCTGCAAGCCCTGGGCCTTCCATGTGTTGTAGGTGTGCAGGCTGTCGGCGACGGTGGCCTGCTCGGCGGTGTCGATGTAGTCGGCGGCGGTGCCGGTGCCGGTGGCCTCGGCCATGGCGGCGGCGCGGGCGGTGATCTGCTCCGGCGTGGCGAGCGTGGCGGCCAGGGCGTGGATCTCGGCGGGGGTGTAGGTGGTGCCGACGGCTTCAAAGATCAAAGTATTATTATCGCGGGTCATAGTGTGTAACCTCCTATTGTGTTGGTGGTGATGGTGGATCGGGTGGACCCATGAGCGCCCACCCCTTGCAGGGTGGCCGGGCTTGCACCGGCGGCGCGGATCGCGTCGGCCTTGCGGGTCATGCGTATAACTTGGAGTATGCCTGCATTGCGTCGAGTTCGTGAGCGCGGCGAAGCTGGGCGGCCTTGGCTTGTTCCTGCGTGCCGCCGTCGTGGATGATCTGGCAAAAGTAGTTTGCAAGATCGCTTTTTTGAGCGTCCACGCGGCGCCACTCGGCAAGCTCGGCGGCGTCATATACGCGGATCACGCAGGCCCACGCGGTGGGGCTGTACGGCTCCCACGTTTCCGCGGCCAGACCCTTGCACCGGGCCAGCGTGCGCAGGATCGCGTCCCGATCCAGGCGATCCATTGGGGCGACCTCGTACCAGTGCAGGCCGTCGCCGGTCCGCGGGGAAATGTGCCAGCCGTGACGAGCGGCCAGCGCGTTGATCTTTTTGTCAAGTGCGTTGATCATGTTTTAACCTCCTGTTTTTGTGGATCGTGCCGCCTTGCCCAAATTGCAACCCGCGGCCCTGCTGGGCGGCGGCTCCTTTGGTCGGTGGCTGTTTCGCTTGGTGTGATTGCATGATAGCACGCCGGAGTGCGTATGTCAACACTACGGAGTGCGATTCGGAGAATTGCACAAAGCACTACGGAGTGCGGCTGTGCAATTTGCACAAGCTGCACAGGATCGGGCAGGATCACCAGCCCAGCAGCAGAACGCCAGCCCAGCAGCAGGACGCCAGCCAGGCAGCAGGACGCCAGCCCGGCAGCAGATCACCAGCCCGGCAGCAGATCACCAGCCCGGCAGCAGATCACCAGCCAGGCAGCAGGACGCCAGCCCGGCAGCAGGACGCCAGCCCGGCAGCAGGACGCCAGCCCGGCAGCAGATCACCAGCCCGGCAGCTATGTTATATACGCGCCTGCGCGGGCGGGCGCACCCGCTCCGCGCCGCTCTAATGTCCCAGCGTGCGCCTGCGCGTCTGCGCAGGTACTGCGCACGCGCCCGCGGGCTATGCGGGTTCAGGAGCGCGAAAGTTTGGTAGGTTTGTAATTTTTTTTGGCATTTCCGTTCGGGCGGGGCGGAAAAAGTGGGGGTTGAAATTGTCGAGCCGGGGTTGATGCGGCAGGGGTTTGGTTGAGCCTTGCCGGGGCTGTGGTTGATGCGGCGGGGGCTGGGTTGAGCCTTGCCGGGGCTGCGGTTGATCCGGGCGGGGTGAACTGGTGACAAATTGTCAACGGTTGAAAATTGGAAAATACAGTGCGTATAAAATATTTTTTAGGAAATTTACAAAATGTCACCATGTGGCACGGTTTTAGGGGTAGAATTGGTACAGTGAGAAATTTAAGAGAACGCCCGGCGGGTTATCCTGCGCGGGCGTTCGGTGTTTATGCGGCAAGTTTTGGAGGGAGGAACGATGGCGCGGAGATCGGATGCGAGAGATAAGGCGAAAGCTGAATACATCCGGCGGCGGGCTGTTGGGGAAAATATCAACCTGAAAGAATTTGCCGGGGAGATGGGCGCGAACTACGAGAGCTTGCGCCGGTGGAAGGTAAAGGACGGCTGGGAAAAGGACGTGCCGAGAAAGCGCGGCGGGCAGCCGGGAAACACGAACAGCAGAAAAAAGAAAAACGCAAAGGGAAATAAGGGCGGCGGCGCACCCAGGGGAAACAAGAACGCCGAGAAAGACGGAGCATACAGCGCCGTCTTTTTTGATGCCCTGCCGGATGCGGACAAAGAGTTTTTGGACCAGACGCCGACGGGGGCTGTGGAAAACCTGCTGCATGAGTTGAAAGTTTTGCGGTGGCGGGAAAAGAAGATCATTGAGAAAATCCACGAGTACGAGCAGGTGGAGGATGAAGAAACACTGTACCTGAACGGCACGATGATGGACATGGAGATGAAGGACACCCCGTTTGCACGGATACAGAAATTGCAGGAAGCCTTGTACAAGGTGCAGGGGCGGGCCGCAACGATTGCCGGTGCGCTGCGGCAGGCCGAGGAAAACGACAGGCGGTACAAGCTGGAACGGGAACGGCTGGAACTGGCAAGGATGAAAGCCACGGGCGAGGTTGAGGTTGACGACGATGACGCTGTATACGAGCAAGGCAGTGGCCCAGTGGTTGGGGCTGACGGAGAGACGGATAAGGCAGATGCGGGATGCAGGCATTATCCGGGAAGCAAAGCCGGGGCTGTATGACATGAAGCCGACGGTACAAGCCTACCTTGCCTACCTGCGGAACAACAACGGCGATTTGAACCAGCAGCGGGCAGAGCTGACGAAAACGAAGAAGGAGCTTGCAAAGCTGGAACTGGACGAGCGCAAGGGAGATTTGCACAGAACCGAAGATATTGAACAGGCGCTTAGTACCATGCTGATGAACTTCCGCACAAAAATCATGAGCATGCCCACAAAGCTGGCAAAGACGCTGGCGGGTATGAGTGACAACGCCGAGATATACGATCTTTTGAAAAAAGAGACGGATGAAGCACTGGACGAGTTGAGCGACTACGACACAGCGTTTGCCGTACAGCAGGAGGGCGCAGACGATGGAAGAACTGACGAAGAACCAGAGTAAACGGTGCCGCGCCTGCGCTTTTGGTGAGGTCGTGAATGAAAGCACGGTGTTCTGCCCGTTTGGGCGGTGCGCCGCAAAGAGGTTGCAGCGATATGGCAAAAAGAAAAACCATAGCCGTGCCGCCGCAGACAAGGGCGATGCTGGCGCGGGTGGTGGCAAAGCTGAAACCACCCCCGACAATGACGTTGAGCCAGTGGGCGGATAAAGAGCGGCGGTTGAGCCAGGGAGCAAGTGCCCTGCCGGGACGGTGGCGCACGGACAAGGCACCCTACCAGCGCGGCATGATGGACGCGATCAGTGACCCCCATGTGCGCAAGGTGGTTGTGAAAAGCTGTGCGCAGATCGGCAAGACGGACGCGCTGGTGCTGAACACCATCGGCTACTACATGAACTATAACCCGTCCCCCATTATGGTTTTGCAGCCGACGTTGGACATGGGACAGGGATTTAGCAAGGAGAAGCTAAGCCCGATGCTGCGCGACACACCCTGCCTGCGCGGCCTTGTGGATAACCGCAGCCGCATGAGCGGCAACACGATCCTGCTGAAAAACTACCCCGGCGGGTATTTGGTCATTGTGGGCGCGAACAGCCCAGCCAGCCTTGCCAGCCGCCCCATCAAGGTGCTGCTGGCGGACGAGATAGACCGCTACCCTGCCAGCGCCGGAACCGAGGGCGACCCGCTATCGCTTGCCGAAAAGCGGCAGACGACATTCTGGGATAAAAAGCAGGTGTTTGTGAGCACGCCGACGCTGGAACAGACGAGCCGCATAAAGGTGGAGTTTGAACACAGCACGCAGGAAGAATTTGAAATCCCCTGCCCAAGCTGCGGACACTACCAACCGCTGGTGTGGGCGAACCTGAAATTTGACCCGGAGAACCCGAAGAACCCGCAGTACGTTTGCGAACGGTGCGGCGTGGCCGACAGTGAGACGCACTGGAAAAAACAGATGATCCGCGGAGAGTGGGTAGCAAAATGCCCCGGCGAAGCGGCGCGGGGATTCCACTTGACAACGCTGTGCTCGAGCTTTTGCAGCTGGGATGAAGTGGTAGAGAAGTTTTTGAAAGCGAAAGAACAGCTGAACGCAGGAGACCCGGAGTTGATGAAAACATGGGTCAACACAGAGCTGGGCGAGACGTGGACAGAACAGGGCGAAACCGTGGAGGAAGCAGACCTGTACGGACGGCGCGAAGCCTACAAGGCGGATGTGCCGGACGATGTGGTAGTGCTGACTGCCGGAGTAGATACGCAGGACGACCGCTTTGAAGTGGAGGTCGTGGGATGGGGAGCCGGAAAGGAAAGCTGGGGCATACGCTACCAGAAGATTTACGGCGACCTTTTGAAAGATACGGTGTGGAAAGACCTTGACGAGTTTTTGAACAGAACGTGGTACAAGGCGGACGGCACGCCGATGAAGATCATAGCGACCTGCATGGACAGCGGCGGACACTTCCCCGATGAAGTGCTGCGGTTCTGCAAGGACAGATGGCACCGGCGCATCTTTGCCATTAAAGGCCGCGGCGGTACGGATGTGCCCTACCTGAAAAACCCGACGAAGAACAACCGCGTGAAAGCGCCGCTGTTCACGATTGGCGTTGACACCGGCAAAGGCGTTTTGTACCAGCGGTTGAAGGTGAAGATGCCGGGGCCGAACTACTGCCACTTCCCGCAGGGGGAAGCGGCAGGATACGACTACAACTACTTCCGCGGGTTGACAGCGGAAAAGATGGTGGTGCGCTACCGCAAGGGGCGGGCCGTGATCGCATGGGAGCTGAAAGGCGACTACAAGCGAAACGAGCCGTTGGACCTGCGGAACTACGCCACGGCGGCGCTGGAAATTACAAACCCCGTGTTGGAAAGCAGCCCGGTGGCGAGTGAAGCGCAGCGCACCGTGCGGCGCACGGGCCGCAGACAGGTTAGCGGAGGTATTTAAGCTATGGCGGGAATCACGAAGAAAGAAGCGCAGCGGCACTTGGATATTTGGCTTGAAGCGGAAGCGCAGATCGCAACCGGGCAGAGCTACCAGATCGGCAGCCGTATGCTGACCCGTGCCGACCTTGCCAGCGTGCGCAAGCAGATCGACTACTGGAACAACAAGGTGATGCAGGCGGAAGCCGTGGAAGAAAACCACGGCAGGAACCGAACCTACCACTTTGTGTACCGGGATATGTAAGGAGGGGCGGACATGAAAGCGAGAGCAAAAGCGGTGCGCCGCTCCCCTGCGCCGAAGCTGACAGCGGTACGCAGGGCGCAGAACACCGGGTACAGCAACTACGGCGCGAACGTGCAGAAGAAATCCCTGCGCGGGTGGACGTACTACGGCGGCGACGCCAAGCGGGACATTGAAGATAACATAAACACGCTGCGCCAGCGAAGCCGGGATGCCTACATGGGCGTACCGACGGCCACGGCGGCGCTGAAAACCATGCGCACCAACACGGTGGCGGCGGGCCTGACCCCCACCCCGCAGCTGGACGGAGAATACCTGCGCATGGACGTGGACAGGATCGCCGAATTGCAGGCAAACATTGTGCGCGAATGGAACCTGTGGGCAAAAAGCCCGATGTGTGACGCGGACGGGCTGGACAACTTTTACCAGCTGCAACAGCTGGCCTACTTATCCGCCCAGATGAACGGAGACGCCTTTGCCCTGCTGCAAACCGAGGACGAGCCGGGGATGCCGTACAGATTGCGGGTGCGGCTGATTGAAGCCGACAGAGTATGCAGCCCGAACATGACGGACGTGCTGACGCCGACGACCATTGACGGGCACAGCGTACACAGGATCGTGCAGGGCGTGGAGACAGACGAGCGCGGCAAGGCGGTGGCCTACTGGATATGCAGCAGGCACCCGCTGGCAGCAGAGACGCAGGACGGCGCAACGACATGGACGCGGGTGCAGGCCCGCGGCGACAAGACGGGGCGGCGGAACGTTTTGCACATTATGCAGCGGGAACGAGCCGGGCAGGTGCGCGGCGTGCCGGTGCTGGCCCCGGTGCTGGAAAGCCTGAAACAGTTGGGGCGGTACAGCGACGCCGAGCTGAACGCAGCGGTTATCACGGCGGCGTACACGATCTTCATCGAAAAAGAAGCAGCCGGAGAAGCACCGCCGCTGGGCGAGATGATCCCGGAGGATCAGTTGATCGACGCAGCCGACCCGACGAGCATTGAACTGGCCCCCGGCGCGGTGGTGGACCTTGCCCCCGGCGAGAAGATGAACGAAACAAAGCCGAGCAGGCCGAACGCAAACTTTGAAGCGTTCTACCGGGCTGTGACAAAGGAGATCAGCGAAGCGCTGGAAATCCCCATTGAAGTGCTGGAAAAGAATTTCAGCACGAGTTACAGCGCGGCCCGCGGTGCGCTGAATGAGTTCTGGCGCACCTGCGAGATGCAACGCAGTTGGTTTGCGGACAAGTTCTGCCAGCCGATCTACGAAATGTGGCTTGACGAAGCGGTAAGCCGCGGGCGCGTGAAAGCACCAGGCTATTTTACCGACCCGGCGGTTGCCAGCGCATACAGCGCTTGCAAGTGGAACGGCCCGGCGAGAACAAACCTGAACCCCGTACAGGAAGTGACTGCCGCCGAAAAGCGCATTGCACTGGGCATAAGCACGGCGGAGCAGGAAACCGCACAGATGAGCGGCGGAAGCTACACCGCCAACATCCGGCAGCGGAAGATCGAAGCACAGCAAAAAGCGGAGGTGGACAAGATTGGCAGCGAAGAAACAAACCAAAACGGCCCGGCGGGCCGGTAATCACTTTTGGCAGGTAAAGAACCTGGCCGGGAATGATGCGGAACTGATTTTGTACGGCACCATCAGCGACACAAGCTGGTGGGGCGACGAGATCACACCGCAGCAGTTTATTGACGACATTAAGAGCCTGGGCAGCGTTGACACGCTGACCGTGCGAATCAACAGCGGCGGCGGTGACGTGTTTGCCGCACAGGCCATTGGCGCACAGATCGACAGCCTGAACAAGGCGGGCACCAAAACGGTGTGCCGCATTGACGGACTGTGCGCGAGCGCCGCGACCATCATTGCCAGCCATTGCAGCAAGGTGGTAGCCAACGGCGACGCGCTGTACATGATCCACCTGCCGAGCGTGTACCTGTTTGATGCCTGCGACGAGAATGACTTGCAGGCATACATGAACGAGTTGAAAGCCGTAAAGGACAGCATTTTGCAGCTGTATGTGAAAAAGACCGGGCAGGACTTGGACGTGCTGACGAACTGGATGGAAGAAACCAGTTGGTTTACCGCCGACGAAGCGAAGGACAACGGCTTTATTGACGAGGTGGACGAGGATGCCGAACCGGCCCTGATCGAAAACCGGGCCGGTGCGCTGTTTGTAAACAGCGTGAACACCGGGCTTTGCATGAACGAAGCCCCTGACTATGTGAAAAGCGCCCTGCGCAAGCAGCGGCGCTTTTCTAATACAAAAACCCCGGCGGATGCGCCGGAAAACAAGGAGGAACCAAAAATGGCAGAGAACAAGACCACCGGCGCACCTGCTGCACCGGCCATTACCACCGTGGACGCCCTGCGCACCGCCTACCCTGACCTGGTGAACCAGATCGAGAACGCGGCAGCACAGAACGCCACCACCGCCGAGCGTGCCCGCATCAAGGACATTGAGGACATGACGGCACCCGGCGACGAGCAGACCGCTTACGACGCCAAGTTTGGCGACAAGCCGCAGGACGCCGCCGCCTATGCTATCGCCTGCATGAAAGCCCAGAAAGCAGCAGGCGCAAAACACGCGGCCGATGCCGAGGACGACGCAGCCAAGAGCGGCGTAAACGGCGTGAAGCAGGCCGAGCCTGCGGGAAAACCCAAAAACAGCGGCGAGGACAGCGCAATCGCCTGCATCCGCCGCGCCAACAACGTGAAGTAAGGAGGAAGAACTATGGCTATGGACCTTGCTGTGCAGACCTTTAGCACGAAACCCGATTACCTGATTGCAGGTACGGACATTCGCATTACGACTGCCGTTAAGGAGGCCGGTGCCGCGCTGACCCGCGGCATGGTGGTATGCCTTGCCGATGGCAAGCTGACCCAGCCCGCCGTTACCGGCAGCGCTGACCCCTATACCGTTGCCACTACCGGCATGTACGGCATTGTGGCTGACGATGCCGCCAACGGCAAAGATGCCGTTGTGTACCTGACCGGCGAATTTTTTGCCGATGCACTGGTGCTGCCCGAACACGCCAAGGCCGCAGACGTGGAAATCGCCCTGCGCAACATTGGTATTTTCCTGAAATGAGAGAAGGAGGAATGAACTATGCCTAACATGGTTGATCTGTATACCCCGCGCACGCTTGCCGAGGTTGTGAAAACCACCCCGCCGGTCCGCACTTTCCTGCGTGACCGTTTCTTTACCAACGTCAAGACCTTCCCCACCAAGCGGGTTGACATTGACATTGTGAAGGGCAACCGCAAGATGGCTGCCTTTATCCACCCGATGGTTGGCGGCGAGATCGTGCAGGCCGAGGGCTACGAGACCAAGAGCTATGCCCCGCCGCTGATCAACCCTGCCACGATCAGCACCGCCGACCAGCTGTTGGAGCGCCTGCCCGGCGAGGATATGTACAGTGGCAAGACCCAGGCGGATCGCGCCGCCGAAAAGCTGATTGAGGAATACAACCAGCTGAACGACATGACGACCCGCCGTGAAGAGTGGATGGCCGCGCAGGTGCTTACCACCGGCCAGCTGAAAGTGAAGGGCAAGGGCGTTGATGAGGTGATCGACTTTGGCCTGACGAACAAGACCACGCTGGCGAGCACCAAGAAGTGGGGCGGCTCTGCCGCTGACATCTGGGGCAACCTGAAAGACTGGAAACAGCAGGTAAGCCGCAACGGCTTTGCCAACGCCAACATGGTGATCATGGGCAAGGCTGCCGCCGACGCATTTTTGGCGGATGCCACCATCAAGAACCTGCTGGACAACCGCCGCATTGAGATCGGCGCGATCAAGCCGGAGGAAATGGAAGGTGGGCTGACCTACTACGGCCACTTGAACCTGCCCGGCGTTGACATTTACGGGTACGACGAAGTGTACCTTGACGATGCCGACGACAGCACCAAGCCGCTGATCCCGGACAACATGGTGCTGATGCTGCCCAGCGCCGCGGGCTTTGTGCGTGCTTACGGCCTGTGCACCTACTTGGACGATGCTGGGGCATGGCACAGCGCCGAGACGGACCGCATGCTGCGCACCTATGTGGAGCACCGCCCGGACCGCCGCTTTATCGAGTTGCAGACCCACCCGCTGCTGATCCCCGACAAGATCGACAGCTGGTTTGCGGCGACGGTGCTGTAATGCAGGGGCAAAGTTTAGGACAGAGATAAGGCTCTCCCCCAAGCCGCTGCGGCGGCAGCCCACTCGCAGAGGGGGCCGAGGGGCAGACGAACGGCGAAAACAGGGCACCGCACGAGATGTGGCGGACGCGGAGTTATGGCCGGGTGAAGGGATGGTTGGAATGGATTTAGAGCAGGATTACGGGCCAGGCACCGAGCCGAAAGAAAAGATGCTGACGTTCAAGGACTGCGCGGCGGCAGACATTGACGACGTGTTTTTTAACACGGACGAGTTTGCCGACGAGCACACGGTCAACGGGAAAAAGCTGCTGGCCGTGCTGGATGAAAACACCCTGATGGACCGAAGTGCCCACTGGGAGGGCGGCGCGAAGCAGAGCTTTGACCAGGGGCTATACAAGGCGGATGCCAAGCTGTTTGTGAAATGCAGGGAGCTGGGCGGCAGGCCGAAGGTGAGCAGCCCGATGATCGTGGACGGGAAAAAGTATCTTGTGGGCAACGTGGATGAAGAAGCGGGCGTGTACAGCGTGGAGCTTGTGAGGGTGCGGCAATGAGCAATTTTACCTGGTACGATGCGGGCACAACGACCATTGGCGTGAACGCCAAGGAAGTAAGCCAGCGGTTGGGAGAATTGCGCCGGAAAACACCGGCGGTCATTAAAGTGGCGGTGAACGCCACGGCGAGAGAGACGCGCAAGGAAATGCTGCGGCGCGTACTGAAACGCTATGCGCTGACGGCCAAGGGCAAGGAACGCGCCAAGGGCCTGAAACAGAAAGTAAAAGCCACAAATGCCGACCCGGCGGCTGTGCTGTGGATCGGCGGCATCAACGGCGCGCGGGCTGACCTTGCGTACTTCCAACACAGGGTAACGGCGCCGCACCCAGGTTTGAGTTGGCAGACGGGACCGAGCGTGTTTAAGGCGCGGGTCCTGCGCAACGGCAGCTTGCATGACCTGACAGGCGGCGGCGCGTACAGCAAGGGCTTTCTGGCGGAGTTCAAGAGTACACACATCGGCATGATCCAGCGCCATATTGGCGCGGCCAGCAGCGAGACGACGACCAAGAGCGGCGCACCGCGCTGGCGCAGCGCAAGCGGCGTTGTGGAGAAAACGAGGACTTACGGCTCCCCATCCGGCACGGCACAGCACCATACCGTGTGGGAGAAAGAGGATGTGCATGTGTACGCTGAAAACACGCTGAACGACAGACTGGAAAAGCAGATCGCCAAAGTGATGGCGAGAGCAGCAAAGGGGTGATGAAACATGCAGGGCAACAAGATTGCAGGATTTACCACCGCTATGATGCACGATGCGCTTTGTGACGAGCTGCGGAACCTGTTTGCCGGGCGAGTGTTCAACGGACAGGGCGGCTTGAAAGCGTTGAAAGTGTTCCGCCAGAATTTGCCCATTGATACGGGACTGGACGAGGACGCCGACACGGACGCTGCGGCCAGCCCCTACATTGTGGTGCTGCTGGAGGGCGGGAAAATCTACAACCCGCAGGATGCAAAAGTGGTGAGCGCCACGCTGACCGTGTGCTGCTACGACGAGGGCAACGAGCGCGACGGCTTTAGGGATGTGCAGAACATCTTGGAAGCGATTGAGCAGCACTTTTGCGTGAAGCCGTTTTTTGGCGGCGCCTTTACGGTGCTGCAAGGGCACGAGCATTACTTTGAAGATGCGCTGCAAATGGACGACACATGGCCGTACTATTTTGGCGCGTTGAGCTTTGACGTGACCGTGCCGGTGCCGACGAGCGAAAGCACGTTTGATGAACTGATCTGAAAGGAGGCCGAAGATGGCCAAGAAGAAAGAGAAACAGACGGCACAGAAGCCGGAAGTGATTGTGTACTGCGGGCCGAGCGTGCGCGGGATTGCGAAGCAGTACACCGTGTACCACGGCAGACTGCCCGCGCAGCTGGTGACGTTTTTGGCAAAGCACCCGGCAGCGCAGTGCTTGTGTGTGCCGCTGGACAAGTTTGCCGAGACCCGAGCAGGGCTGAACACCAAGGGTTCGCCGCAAGCGACCCTGTACAAAACGATTTTGAACGAACTGTAAGGAGGAAACGAAGATGGCTTACAAACATGGCGTTTATGTGAGTGAGAACGCAACGAGCCTGACCGCCCCTGTGACCGGCAATGCGGGCTTGCAGGTGGTAGTAGGCACTGCCCCCGTGAACACGGTTGCCGACCCGGCGGCTGCTGTGAACAAACCTGTGCTGGTGAACAGCTATGCCGAAGCTGTGGCCGCCGTTGGCTACAGCGACGACTTTGAGAGCTACACCTTGTGCCAGGCAATCAGCGCGGCATTTCAGGTGATCGGCTGCGGGCCGCTGGTGCTGATCAACGTGCTGGACCCTGCCAACACGAAGTTCACCGCTGCGGTGAGCGAGCAGCAGGTGCAGGTAAACAACAAGATCGCCACTGTGCCGGTTAAGGGCCTGCTGAAAGAGGGCCTGACTGTTAAGGGCGACGGCGCCACCGCGCTGAAAGCCGGTGAGGATTACACCGCCAGCTACGACGACGAGGGCAATATGCTGATCGCCCTGATCGGCAGCAAGACGGCCACCACCCTGACGGTGAGCGGCAAGAAGCTGGACCCCAGCAAGGTTACTGCCGCCGACATTGTGGGCGGCGTGGATACCGCCACCGGCAAGGTGAGCGGCCTTGAAGTGGTGCAGCAGGTCTACCCGAAGCTGGGCCTGACCCCCGGCATCCTGCTGGCACCCGGCTTTAGCAAGGACGCCACTGTTGCCGCTGCCTTGCAGGCAAAGACCACGGGCATCAACGGGTCCTTCCGCTGCATCTGCGTGTGCGACGTGGACAGCGGGGCGAGCGGTGCCAAGGTGTACACCGACGTAAAGACCAAGAAGGAAGCAAGCGGCCTGAACGGTGCGAACTGCTACGCCGTGTGGCCGTGCGCCAAGGTTGGCACGAAAGTGTACAGCGGCAGCGCCATTGTGGCCGCCGAGATGGCATATCAGGATGCCAGCAACGACGATGTGCCCAACATGAGCGTGGACAACAAGGCTGTTGCAATCAGCACCGCGTGCCTTGCCGACGGCACGGAGGTCTATCTTGACCAGGAGCAGGCCAACGTGCTGAACGGCGCAGGCGTGGGCACTTTCCTGAACCTGAACGGCTGGCGCTGCTGGGGTTCCAACACTGCCGCCTACCCCGGCAACACCGACCCCAAGGACCGCTGGATCAACATCCGCCGGTTTATGAACTGGGCGGCGAACACGTTCATCCTGACCTACACGCCGAAGATCGGGCAGGTGATGAACCGCCGCCTGATCGAGAGCATTGTTGACAGCGAGAACGTGCGCGGCAACAGCTTTGTTTCCCGCGGCATCTGCGCTGCATACAGCATTGCGTTTATGGATGCCGACAACCCCACCACCGACCTGCTGAACGGCAAGATCGTGTTCCGCCAGAGCATGACCCCGTTTACCCCGGCGGAGGAGATCGACGATGTGATCGAGTTTGACCCGGACGCACTGGCTGATGCGCTGGGCGGCTGATGGCAAGGAGGTAAAGAACGATGATTTCTAACAACTACATCCCCGAAAAGGTAAACGACTACAACGTTTACCAGGACGGTAACAAGATGATCGGCCTTGCCGCCGAGGTGGAGCTGCCCAGCATCAAGATGAAAACCAGCACCATTGAGGGTGTTGGTGTTGGCGGCGAGATCGACAGCCCGACCATTGGGCAGTTTGAAAGCCTGGAAGCCAAGCTGAAATTCAACACGCTGTATTCCAGCGCAACGGATCTGATGAACCCGCTGAACACCGTAAACCTGACGCTGCGTGCGGCCCAGCAGGTGTACGACAAGACCGGCGGCTATGCCTTTAAGGGCCTGCGCATTGTGATGGGCGGGCGCGTGAAGGAGTTTAACCCCGGCACCGTGAAGAAGGGCGACGCAATGGACGCCGAAACCACGCTGGAACTGACCTACTACATGATCGAGGTGGATGGTGAGCAGGTCGTTGAGGTGGACAAGCTGAACGGCGTGTACAAGGTGAACGGCAGCGATATGCTGGCCGGTATTGCCGCGCTGACCTAAGACGGATTTTGTGTGGGTGGGTTTAGGTGCCCCGCGTGAGGTGCGCGGGGTGGTTATAGATACATAAGAAAGCCGCCCAGGAATGGGCGGCTTTTTTGAGCAGAAAGGACAAAAACGATGGACATTATCAAGCTGGCAAAGCCCTATGTGTTTGAGGGCACGGAGTACGGCGAAATTGATTTGAACGGCCTTGACAAGCTGACGGTGCAGGACGCCATTGACGCCCAGCTGGCACTGACAGGCCAGCCGGGCGCGGTGATCCTGCCGGAGAGAAGCACGGCCTACATTGCAAGACTGTGCGCCAAGGCGGCGGGACTGCCCATTGAATTTTTTGAACTGCTGCCGGTGGGCGCGGCACGCAAGGTGCGCGGCGCCTTTACCGAGTTTATGACGAGCGACGCCGACGAGGACAAAGGCACGGTGCTGAAGCTGAAAGCGCCGTACACCTACAAGGGCAAGACATACAAGGAAGTGGACATGAGCGGTGCGGCGGAGTTGACTGTGCTGGATATGGCGCAGGCGGAGAACGAGCTTGCCGCTGCGGGCCATGTGGCCGCAGAACCGGCGCTGGACTACCTGTACTGCTGCCTTATGGCGGCACGCGCCAGCGGCATGGACAAGGAGTTCTTTACCGGGATGCCCCTTGCGGAAGCGACGCACATCAAGAACGCAATGAACGGCAACCGTTTTTTCGAGTAAAAGGCGGCGGCAAGGGACTGCGCAAATGCGCGGTGCGCCTTGCCGGTGCCACGATGACGAGCATTGAGTTTTACTTGAAACTGCCGGTACGGGATTTTATAGAGATCAACAATGAGGTGGCGGCAGAATGGCAAAAACTACGGAATTAGAGCTTGCGATCAAGATTGCGGGCAAGGTTGACCCAAGTTTGCAGGCGGCGATCAGCGCGGCACAAAAACAGGTAAGCACGTTGAGCGCAACGCTGGGGACTGTTGGCCGGGTTGGGCTGGCTGTGATGGGTGCGGGGCTGGTTGCCACTGTGAAAGGCATTGCGGATTGCACCAAGGAAGCAGAAAAGTTTGAAAGCCAGATGGCACCCGTGATCCGCTATGTGGACGGACTGGCCGACAGCCTGGGCAATGTGAGCGACGCGATGGCCGACAACGGCAAGACGTTCAAGCAGAACCGCGACGAGCTGGCGCGGTATATCCAGGATTTGAGCACCGAGATACCGCGTGACACGGAACAGCTGACACAGATAAGTTCTGCACTGGGCCAAAGCGGAATCGGCGTAGACGAGCAGATCAACACGAGCATACTGCGGGATACGGCCAAGGCCGCAACGGCGATGGACCTGGACGACCAGACCGCAGGCAACTACATGGCAAAATGGCAGGTGGCGTTTACAAAAAGAGATGCCGACGGGAACACGGAGCAGTTCAGCCATGACGACGTTATGGAGCTGATGGACCAGATCAACTACCTGGCGGCACATAATGCGACCACTGCGCCGGAGGTTGCACAGAGCGTAAACCAAGCGGCGAGCTTTGGACAGATTGCGGGCATTGATCCGGCGGCTACTGCGGCAATAGCAACGGCCATGCAGGCAACCGGCGTTGCAACGGACCGCGTAGGAACAAGTATAACGAGAATTTACACGAACCTTAGCAAAGGCGAAAATGCCACAAAGAAGCAGAAAGAAATGCTGGAAGAACTCGGCTTTACGGCGGAGGGCGTGGCGAAATCGCTGACGACACGGGGGCAGGGCGTTTCGACGTTGCGGAGTATATTTGGCGCAATCAACGAAATGCCGGACGAGAGAAAAGTTGCAGCATTGAGCACCCTGTTTGGACAGTGGGCCATTGAGGGCGGCGCGAAGATCGTAAACAACTTACCGTTGCTGGACAAGACGCTTGCGGAGGTACAGGACAAGGGAGCCTATACTGGGTCGATGGAGCGCGAGTTCATCATCAATGCAGGCACGAGCGAGAGCATAAGTATGATGACGAGCAACGCAAAAACGGCGTTGATGCAGGATGTGGGCGAAGAGTTTTTGCCGGTAAAAAAGCAGTTCAGCCTACTTGCCATTGACGTGATGAACGGAATCCGGCACAACCTTCCGCAGCTGCAAACGCTGGCAAGCACGCTGGCCGATGTTGCGACGAAAGGCGTGACGGTGCTGGGCGATGCCCTGCAAAGCGCTATGCCATACATCCAGCAGGGGCTTGACTACTTGAACCAGAACGGCGAAAAGGTGGCAAAGATACTGGCCGGAGTGGCCGGAGCCTTTGCCGCCATGAGCATTGCACCGCAGGCCGAGATGGCCGCCAAGGGCGTGGGCGGTGTGGTAAAGGGCGGAGCAGGACTGTTTACAAGCGCCGTAAGCAGCGTGAGCAAGGCGGGCGGCGGTGTTGTGAAAACAGGCGGAAACCTGCTTGGCGGACTTGGAACGCTGCGCGACATTGTGGGCGCGGCGAATCAGGACGCAGCCATGAACGGGAGCAGCACAACGAGCGTGCTTGCAAGGCTGGCAGTGGACAGCGCAGCGCAGACGAAGCCGGGTAAGGCGGTGGCGAGCGCCGGAAACTGGGCCGGAAGCCTGTTTGGGAACATAAAGGGATTTGCAAAGTCGCAGTGGAATTTGGCAAGCGGCATGGCAAATGGTGTTACCGCAGGCGTGAACGGGATAGGCAGCTTTATCAACAACATCATAAGCCCCGCTGCCCCGGCGGGTACAACGGCACTTGTTGCAGCTGCGCCGACGGCACTGACGGCGCCGGGAGCGGCCATGACAGCGGCACAGACGCCGCTTGGCGACATGGGACTGCTGGGCGCTGTGATGAGCCGGGTACGCGGCGGTGCTGCGGCGGCAGGACAGGCAGCAGGAAACCCGCTGAAAAATGCGGGAACGCAAATCTTGCAGGGCGCAGGAGGAATGGCGGCGAGCGCAGCAGGCGGCGTAAAGACGCTTGTGACGGGCGCAATGCCGTTTGTAGGTGCGTTCGGCGGGATCGCCTCGGCAGCGCTGCCGGTGGTGGCGGTGATCGGGTCTATTGTGGCGGCGGTGAGCATACTGGGCGACCACTTGGACGATATACGCGGCATCATTGGAAATGTGTTTGGCGAGAACGGCGTTGCGGTGTTTGACGGATTTTTGAATACCATAACGACGGTGAAGGACAGGATCGTTGGGATATTCAGCCCGGAGAATCTGGCGAGCGTGCGCACGGCGATTGTGGGGATGTTCGGCGAGAACGCGGGAACGGGCTTTGACAACATCGTAAGCATTGGGCAGAGCGTGATCGGCGTGTTCCAGCAGATCGTGAACTTTGGCACGCAGACCGTAAAGCCGATGTTTGAGCAGGTGTTCGGCTGGGTGAGTACAACGCTGCTGCCGGGATTGCTGAACGCCTTTAACGCGATAGCACCGCAGATCGGGCCGCTGGTGACGAACATCGGCACGGCGGTGATGAATGTGGCAACGCTGATCGGAAACGCGATCCAGACGATCCTACCCGTTATTGAAAACATTGTGATGGTGCTGGTCAATGTGGTGGCAACGGTGGCACCGCCCATCATTGCGGCGGTATCGCAGATTTTTGCGAACATCTCCAGCGTGGTTACGAGCTTGCAGGGCGTCTTTGACGGCCTGATCCAGTTTATCACAGGCGTATTTACCGGGAACTGGTCGCAGGCGTGGGAGGGCGTGAAGTCTATCTTTGGCAACGCTTTTTCGGCGCTGGTGGAGCTGTGCAAGGTTCCCATCAATGCGGTGATCGGAGTGATCAACGGCGCGATCCGTGGCATCAACTCCATTGTGGGCGGTGGCGTTACCATCCCGGACTGGCTGCCCGGCGGAGGCGGAACATTCAGCCTGCACCTGAACGAGATACCCATGCTGGCAAAGGGCGGCTTTACCGACGGCGTGAGCATTGCCGGTGAAGCTGGAACGGAGGCAGTTATCAGCTTTGACCCGAGCGTGCGCAGCGCCAACATTGCGAACTGGCAGAAGGCTGGACAAATGCTGGGCGTTGACCCGGTGCAGGCGGCCAGCGTGGCCGGCGCGGGAAGCCTGACGACGGACCGCGTGGAGGTAGCAGACATTGGCGGCGGCTCCCCTGCCCCCGGCGGAACCACGGCGGTGGGCGGTGGCAGCTTTACGTTCAGCCCGAAGATCACGATACAGGGAAACGCAGACTACAACGTGATGATGAACGCCATGACGGACGCGAAGGACCAGTTTGAACAGTGGTGCAACGAGATGATGCGCAAGCAGCAGCGCACGGCCTACGCAAGGTAAGGAGGCGGAGAGTGTGAGCTATACGACGATCAGCGGCGACACATGGGACGGCATTGCCAAGACGGTATACGGCGCGGAGCGGTATGCCGACTACCTGATGCAGCAGAATCCAACGAAGATCAACGTTTTCCGCTTTGATGCAGGGGTGGTGCTTGCCACCCCTGCCCTGCCGGAGGAAAAGAGCGGCTTTTTGCCGCCGTGGAAATTTGAGGGATAGCAAATGGTAACGAGCGTAAAGGCAAGGCACACCGAAATCAGCCTTTGGTACAACAGCACGCCGGTGAGCGACGAGATCGGGCCGGACGTGGAGAGCCTGACCTACACGGACTGCGCAAGCGATACCTGCGACAGCATTGACATTGAGGTAAACGCACGGGACGGCAAGTGGCTGAACAGCTGGTGGCCGCAGAAGGGAGCAACGCTGCACCCGAAGGTGACGGGGCTTGACTGGAATCTTGAAAATGACCGCTGGGATATGGACTGCGGCCTGTTCATACTGGACGATGTGCAGTACGGCGACGCGCCGGGCAGGCTGTCTTTGGGCGGCGTGAGCAAGCCTGCACAGACGGATTTCAGCGAGCAGGAACGGACTGATATATGGAAGAATACCAGCATACAACGCATCGGCGCGACGATTGCCGGGCGGTACGGGCTGGGGTTTGCCTATGACGGGGACGACCACGACATTGAAAAGCGCGAGCAGAACGAAAGCGACAGCGAGTTTTACCAAAAGCTGTGCAAGGACTATGGACTTGTGCTGAAGGTGTACGCAAACAAGCTGTGGGTGTATGACCGGGAACGGTACAAGGGAAAGCGGGCGGTGCAGGATGTGCCGCGCACGGCCATGAAGCCGGGCAGCTTTACCTACACGGAGACGCTGGCCGGGACCTACACCGGCGGCACGTTTGCCTACACCGACCAGGACAAGGACATAGACATTACGGCCAGCGTGGGCGGCGGAAAACGCACAAAGAGCCTGAACCAGTATGCGAGCAGCGTGGCGGATGCCGCGGCGCAGCTGGTGGCAGCCTTGAACGATGCCAACCACGGCAGCCGGAAGATCAGCTTTACCATTGGCGGCAACTTTATCATCTTTGCCGGGAACAACGTGCGGATCGAGGGATTTGGGCCGAAGATCGACGGCAAGTATTTTGTGGACAAGACGACGCGGACGATTGACCGCAACGGATTTACCTGCAAGATAGAGGCCAGCGGTATTGACGACCCGTTTTATGCGTGGCAGGTAGGCGGCAGCATCCAGATACACGAAAAGAGCGCCAGCGAAACGGCCACGAAGTACGACAGCACCTACGAGACGACGAAGCCTGCGGCAAGTGCCGCCAGCACAACGGCAGCGGCCAGTGCGGGAACGACAGCCGGAACCGGCGGACGCGCCGTGAGCCTTAAAAACTGCCCGCTGTATTACACGAGCGTGGCAAAGACAAAGAGCAACACGGTGAGCGGAACCTATTACCTGTACGACGGAATCCTTGTGGCAGGGCGCTACCGCATAACGAACACGGCAGCACGATGCGGCAAGCTGCCGGTGGGCAAGAACGTAACGGGCTGGGTGGACGCAAGCTATATCAAGTGAGGTGATGCAGGATGGCAACGGCACCGCAGGTACGGACGGGCCGCGTGAGCAGCATCGACTACAAGCACGGCACCTACGAGGTGGTGTTTGCGGACCGAGGAAGCGTAAGCTGCACCATCAATGCGCAATCCAACGGCGAATACAAAATGCCGGAGATCGGGCAGACGGTGAGCGTCACGATGAACGGCAACGGAACCGTGGCGGGTGCGACCCTGGGCACGGTATGGAACCAGAGCAACCAGCCTGCCGAGGGGTACAAGGGATTGTACCGCAAGGAATATGGCCGGGTGAACGGAGACAGCTACGAGCGGTACGACGCCAACACCGGCGAGTACACGCAGTATTGCAGAACCAAGACCGGGCGCAATTCCAACGGCGTGATCTATGACGAGTGCAAGGGAGCTTACACGGCCAGGAGCGGCGGCGCTATGACGCTGCGCAGCACCGGGGCCAGCGTGGGCATTACCGCAGCAAGCGGCGTGGGAATAACCGCCGGTGCGGCGGTGGACCTGCAAGCAACGACGTATGCCAGCGTGACAGCGGGCACGATGTACAACGTGGAGTGCGGCGCTGATTACACCATGACGGTGGGCGGCAAGGGCACCGTAGAGATCACGGGAGCCTACTTTGAAAAATGCCTTGCGGCCCGGCGGTTGAAGGTGGACGGAGCAGACACAGAGAGCTATAACGGCGTGATCCAGCGGTACTACAATGCGAAGCTGACCGAGAAGGTAAGCGCAGATTGGAAGGTGACGGTGGAAGCGAACGTTGAGCGCGAAGTGACCGGCGACGTAAAGCACACCGTAACAGGAAACGTGACGCAGGAAGTGACCGGCGACACGGAACAAACCCTGACCGGCAACATAACACAGAACATTGAGGGCGATGTGACCCAGACAGTAAACGGCAATGTGACGTTGACGGTTGGCGGCGCGGCCATAACCATAAGCAGCGGCGGCGATGTGAGCGTTAGTGCGCCGAATGTGAAGGTTGATGGCGCCGCCGGAGATGTGAAGGTGGACGGGGTAAGCCTTGTACACCACAAGCACAAGGACGGCGGACAGGGTGAGCCGGAGAAGTAAGGAGGTGGCGGGATGATCGGGACACTGGGGAATGTTGTGTTCAGCGTGAGCAGCAACCGGGTGTTGACGCCGACGGGAATCAGCGGAACCAGCGGCAGTGATTGGGGCAGCCATGACGTTGTGCACGGTAAAGTGCGCAGCGAGTGGGTGGGGCCGAAATGCAAGACCTACAAGTTTGACATGACATTGCGGGCGCAGGACGGCGTGCCGCCGCGCCGGACGCTGAACCAGTTGCAGCAGATGGCTGAGAGCGCCAATGCCTACTACTTTGTGCTGGGCGGCCAGCCGATGGCGGACAACCCGTTTAAGATCACGAGCCTTAGCGACGAGTGGGGCGCGGTGCTGCACGGCGGGGCGCTGATCGAGTGCAAGGTGAGCGTGGAGTTGGAGGAATACTTATGATCGACACCGATAACACCGAAATCATTTTGCAGGCGGGCCGGGCCGACGACAGCACCGCCGCCGATGTGCAGCGGTGCTTGAAGATGCTGTACAGCGCACACCCCGGCGAACAGGCACTTGACCGGGATTTTGGCATAGACCGGGAACCGCTGGGGCTGCCCATGAGCAGCGCCAAAGCCTTGATGGCTGCCGAGTTTGTGGCAAAAACAGCGCGGTATGAGCCGAGGGCACGGGTACTGCGGGTGGACTGGAACGAAAGCAATTTAGCCGAGGGAATTTTGATACCGAAGGTGGTGGTAGAAATTGTCTAAGATCGCAGAACTGGCGAACGCGCCGGAAGTGAGCTTTATCGGATACCTGACGCTGGACGAAGTAAAGCAGATGGTAAGCGATTGGTACAACGAGAAGTACAAGGAGCTGACCGGCACAGCCCCGGTGCTGGGAGATGCCGCGCCGGAAAAGCTGCTGCAATATGCCATTGCCATGCTGGGCGGGCAGACGCTGCAATACATCCAGGACAAGGGCAACGGCGAACTGCTGGCAACGAGCTACGGCGGCTACCTGGACCAGCTGGCGGCAAACCTGGGCGTTGTGCGCAAGCCTGCCGACAGAGCGACGGTGACGCTGCGGTTTACGCTGGCGGACACGAGAAACAATGCTGTGGGCATACCAGCCGGTACGCGGGTGCGCACCGAAAACAGCCTGTACTTTAACACGCTGGACTATGCCGAGGTGAAAGCCGGAGAGCTGACAGCGGATGTGCTGGCACAGGCGCAGGAAGCGGGAGCCGAGAGCAACGGGATAGAAACCGGCGCGATCAACACGCTGGTTGACCCCATCCCCTACATGGCGAGCGTGACGAACATTGAAGCCAGCCACGGCGGCACGGATGTGGAGGACGACGACACATTGAGTGAGCGCGTGTTCCGGGCGCCGAGCGTGTTTAGCTGTGCTGGCCCGGCGGATGCCTATGTGTATTACGCCAAGGCGTGGCGCAACGATGTGGCGGATGTGAAGATCGACAGCCCGGAACCGTGCGAGGTGGACATTTACTTTTTGCTGGGCAACGACGGCAGACTGCCGACGGGCACCGAGCTGAAAGAGATGCAGGCATACTTTGCCGACGAGGAAAAAGTAAAACGCCCGCTGACAGACAAGGTGGTGTGCAAGGCCCCGTCGGAGATCGGGTACAGCATTGACCTGACATACTACATTGCCAGCAGTGACCGCAACAACGTGGCCGCCATACAGGAAGCCGTGACGGGCGCAGTGGCAAGCTACAAGGCATGGCAGCGCAAACTTGGCCGGAATATTAACCCGACGGAGCTGATCGCCGCGGTGCGCGGTGCTGGGGCCAAGAGGGTACGCTTGAAAGCCCCGGCGGATACCGTGGTAAGCGCGGCGGCCATTGCACGGTGCGACAGCGAGACCGTGAACTACGGAGGGCTGGAAGATGATTAGTCTGCGGCAAGCGAAGCTGACGGACGCGATACCGGCAACGCTGGCAGCACAGCCGTGGGCGCAGGCTTTGGCATACGCCGAATGGCGGATGCGCGGCCTGCTGCTGGAATACGCGCAGGACAGCCAGATATACACCGCGCTGGACACATGCCCGGAAATGGTGCTGGATGCACTGGCCGTGAGCTGGAAGGTGGACTGGTACGATACCACCTACCCGGTAGAGATCAAGCGCAGCATTATCAAAAACAGTATGGCCGTGCGCCGGTATATGGGCACGGCATGGAGCGCAAAAAAGGCACTGGGCGACGTGTGGCCGGACAGCGACATTGAGGAATGGTTCGACTACGGCGGAGAGCCGGGGCGGTTCCGCGTGGTGTGCAACGTGACGGACCCAACCGTTACCGCACAGGTGGAGACCATAGAGAACAACGTGATGCTGTACAAGCGGGAAAGCGCCCACCTGGACAGCATCAGCTTTATGGTGCGCCACGGTATACAGATTGGAGCAGTATACGAAGCGTACAAATACGATGTGCCGCGGTGCGGGATGATCCGCTGCGGAACATGGCCGTACAAAGCGACGCTGGGCAGAACCGAGGGCGCCGGACTGGTGCTGACACCGGCGGCGGATGCCTTTGCGGCGGAGATACCGCTGTGTGGAACACTGCCCTACCGCGCCACGCTGGGACGCACAGAGAACGCCGCGCTGGCCGTGGAGCCTGCGGCAGGTGCCTACCTTGCCACGAACCCGGAAGCGGGCGCGGGAGACAGGAGCGGCACGGTGCCGCGCACTGCGACGATTGGCTATGCCGGACAGAGCGGTGCGCAGATCGCCCCGGAAGTGGGCGCTTACAAAGTTACCCCGGTACGAAGCGGCCAACGGCGCTGCGGGCATACCGTGGTGAAGAAATCGTGAGGAAAGGAGGGGTAAAGGATGGCGTTTTTTACCGAAGATTTTCTGAACGCAAGACGGGCGGACCTGCTGCGCAGTGTGCAGCGGTTCCAGTACCAGATCAACGGCGGAAGCTGGCGGGATGGCGAGATCAACAGCAAAAGCGTTGTGGGCAACGCTGTGATGGTATTTGTCAATGTGCCGAGTTCCGGCGCGGCGGATACCATTACCGGCGTGCGCGTGTACGACAACAACGACAAGCTGGCCGGACAGCAAGCCGTGAGCGTGAAGCGGGCGAGCGTAAACGCGGCGCTGCTGCGCTTTGTGTTCCCGCTGACGGAAGCCAGCGCGGCAACGAGATGAAAGAGAGGTGAACGACTATGTATGAACGCACATTCTGGCTGGACCATGTAGAGGACCAGAGCGGTGAGGTGATCCAGGAGGGCACGCCGCTGGACCAGGCGCACTTCAACAAAATGGAAGTGGGCATTGAGGATGCGAACCTTGCGCACAAGATCGTGATGATCTTTGCGCGGTGGATCGAGCGCAGGCTTGCCGACATTGAGGGCACCAGCGGGACCCACACCACCGACATTGCCGGGATCAAGGCAAAGGACACGGCGCAGGACGGACGCTTGACGGCGCTGGAAAGTGAGACTGCCGCAGAGGTAAAGGAAGTTACGCTGACCGCCAACAGCAACCCGTGGCCGTTTTGCAACGATGACAAGAACGTGATCCTGACTACTGTGCGCAAGAACACCAACTACACGGTGGATGTGTACGTTAAGAGCGTGGCAGGCGGACGGCTGGGCGACATTACCGTGAGCGGCAAAGGTACGAACAGCTTTAAGGTGCGCCACGACGGCAGCGCCAAGACCGTGGTGCTGACTTTGAAAATTACGGGAGGTATGAAGTGATGAAAGTTACCGAACTGAACGAGGGCAAGAAGATCGCCTACGCTGTGAAGAAAACCGTGCTGACGCTGGATGGCGGGCGCATTGCGCTGGACTTGCAGAAGTACCAGAAGGACTACCCCGTTACGCTGGACTTTATGACCGACGGCGAGGGCAACCTGCTGATGAACGCTTTTGACAGCCTGCGTGCCTATGTGGCGGAAATCCGCCTGCCTGCCTACGAAACCGAAACCGTGGAGGTTGAGGACGAGGACGCAAAGGACGGCACCGAGGAAGCAGCCGAAGATACCACCCCGGCGGACGAGCAGGCCGCCGCAGAGGAAGCGGGCGTGACCGAGGATGAGCAGCAGGAGCAGGCCGCCGAGCCTGCGACGATGGACGCAAAGCAGCCCAAGACTGTGACACGCCGCCTGCCGCTGGACATGAGCAAGGTCGAACTTGACCTGTTTGCTATTGACGGTATTTACATCAACCAGCTGGACGGCGAGTTTTAAGGAGGAATGAAGTATGGCAAACAACTTTGATGCAATGCGCATGGCCGTGCAGGCTGTGTTCCCCACCAATGATGTGCTGATGGACGACAAGGACGAGCCGTCCATCATGGTGTACATCCCGGCGTTCCGCCTGTGCGATGTGCTTTCGACCAGCGATACCAGCGTGCACCCGGCGTTCCGCATGAACGGCAAGGAGATCGCGGGCTTTTACATGGGCAAGTACCAGACGAAGCACTACAATGGCCGCGCCTACAGCCTGCCCGCGCAGGACCCCGCAAACAGCCAGAACTACGACCAGTTCCGCCAGCAGGCCGCCGCAAAGGGTGCGGGCTGGCATGAGACGACCAACGCCGAGTGGGCCGCCATTGCGCTGTGGTGCCACAAGAACGGCTGCGAGCCGAAGGGCAACAACAACTATGGCAAGGACACCAGCGAGAGCGGGTACATCGCCATTCCTGCGCCGGGCGTGCAGGACAACAACAAGACCGCCCGTGTGCTGACCGGCACCGGCCCGATCACTTGGAGCCACAACGGCCAGATGGACGGCATCTTCGACATGAACGGCAACGTCTTGGAGTGGGTGCTTGGCCTGCGCTTTGTCAAGGGCGAGTTGCAGATCATCGAGGACAACAACGCCGCCGACAGCTCTTGCGATTCGAGCGCAAGCTCTGCCGCATGGAAAGCCATCAAGGCAAGCGACGGCACCCTGATCACGCCGGACGGCACCGGCACTACCGAGGGTTCCATCAAGCTGGACTTTATCAGAAGCAAGGGCGTGTGGAGCGCCAACATGACGGACCGCAAGGACGAGGGACGCGGTTGCAGCTTCAAGGATGTTACCGCAGATTCTACCGTGGGCGACGCTGCAAAGCTGCTGCTTATGAGCCTTGCGCTGATGCCGGACACCGCACTGACGGGCACCGGCATTGATGCAACCTACGGCGGCGACCAGTTCTGGTTCAACAACGGCGCGGATGAGCGGTGCCCGAGTCGCGGCGGCCGCTGGGTCAGTGGCGGCGATGCGGGCGTGTTCCGCTTGTACCTCAACCTTCCGCGGTCGGCTGCCTGGCCCCACGTTGGCGGGCGCTGCGCTTTTGTAAAGCAGTAAGCTGGACCCTGATGCGCTGGGGTCTGCGCGATAGCGCAGACACAAACCCCGCGCGGCTTTGAGCCGCGCCGAATTTTTTGGGAGGTGTTGACTGTGCCGAGAAATGCCGAGGTGCCGCCCCAGAGGGCGGCTGGCGAAGCACAATATCAACCGTTTTGGCTGCGCGAGAAAACCAAAGAAATGCTGCATTATGGATATAAGCTGACAATGACGTTCCCGCGGAAAAGCAAAGAGCTTGCCGATGAAATGCGCCGCACCATGATCAGCATGTACAGAATGACGGTTGAGTTAGACAAGAAGTGCTACAAGAAAACGACCACACAAACGCTGGACGTTGAGCTGGCATGGCTGCGCGAGCTGGTAGTGATGGCAAGCGATAAGGATTTCTACGGTGATAAAATGCACCCGCCCCTTACCATGCACCAGCGGGAAGTGTGGGCGAAAATGAACGATGAAATCGGACGGCTGCTGGGCGGCTATTTGAAAACGCTGAAACAGTAGACGGACGTTTTTCATAAACCGGGAATGTGCTATTTTACGGCGGTGCCCGAATCGCGGCGGCAACTGGAACAATGGCGGCAATGCGGGCGTGTTCAACTTGAACCTCAACAATCCGCGGTCGAATACCTGGAACAACGTTGGCGGGCGCTGCGCTTTACGATCAAACACACGCAAGGTGGCGGATGTTCGCGCCGGATATGAGGGCTGCCGCTTACGAGGGGCAGTCGGTGTGTGAACTTAAAGGAGCGCATTTCCGTTCCCGGTGTTGAGCCGGGAAAAAATCTGTATTGCCGGGGAAGCAGAAATGCGACACCCGGCGGAGCGAGAAGTAAAAATTTATGAGTAAAAAGCTCGGAGAGCCGGTAGCGCTGGCACGGGCAGAAGATGGGCACACGGTCATTGGGCCGGGTGCCTTTGCTGTTATGACGGACTTTGCGTGGCTGGAACGGGCGAACCGCAACGCACGCAAGGGAAAGAGATACCGCGAGGAAGTGCGGTATTTCCACCAGAATCTTGACGGCAACCTGCTGGACATACAGCAGGATATGAGGGCGGGGACCTACCGCACGGGCGGCTACCGGCATTTGTGGGTGCAGGTGCCGAAGAAACGGCTTGTGATGGCGCTGCCCTACCGTGACCGCATTGTACAGTGGAGCGTATACCAACTGCTGAACCCGTATTTTGACCGCACGTTTATTGCAGACAGCTACGCTTGCCGCGTAGGCAAAGGGAGCCACAAGGCTGTTGGGCGGCTGCAATACTGGCTGCGGCAGGTGAACAGGAGCATATACCCGGATTGGTACTACCTGAAACTGGATATAAGCAAGTATTTTTACCGCGTAGATCATGCGGTGCTGCTGGAAATACTGGGCAGGCGGATCACGGACCCGGATGTTATGACCCTGCTGGAACGGGTGATCGACAATCCGAACGAGCCGTTTGGACTGCCACCGGGCAAGAAGCCGGAGGACGTGGAGTTTGAAAGCTGGCTGTACAACGTGGGGATGCCGATAGGAAACCTGCTGAGCCAGATGTTTGCGAACATTGTGCTGAACGAGCTTGACCAGTATTGCAAGCATGTCTTGAAGCTGCACTGCTACATCCGCTACATGGACGACATACTGGTGCTGGGGCCTGACAAGGAACAGCTACAGCAATGCCGGGATGCCATAGCAGCGTACCTGGGAGCGGTGCTGCATTTGGACCTGAACGCCAAGACCTGCATACGGCCCGTGAGCATGGGCATTGAGTTTGTGGGGCAACGGGTTTGGGCAACGCACGCGGTACTGCGCAAGAGTACGGCGCGGCGGATGAAGCGCGAGGTACGCAAGATCAGCGAGGATGTGCGCGACGGCGTTATTACCCGGCAGGAGTATCAACGGCGGGTGGCAAGCATACGCGGCATGATGGACCACACGAACAGCGGTGCGCTGCGCTGGCGGCTTAACGAGATAACACGAAACATCGTAGGTGAAGAATATGGACAACTGCCTTATGGCCGAGGCGACAGTGATCGAAAAGCTGTGCGCGGTGGTGGAACTGCAAAGCGAGATCATCCGCGTACAGCATGATGTGATCCACCAGCTGGGCGGCTATGATCCTACGGAGGAACAGACCGCGCAGGCGGACGGCATGAGCCGGGAACTGTGCGGGGATATTTTTGACGTTTGACGAAAGGGGTTGAACGGAATGGAACAGACGGGCATTTTTAAGGGCCGCGTTGAGGTGCGGTATAATTATGGCCGTTTTGGCTGGACCCGCGGCGGCGGGAAAACCTGGCATGGCGGCATTGACATTGTGGGACTGGACGACACGACCATCTATATGCCGTTTTACATGGGCAAAAAGATCACGGGTACTGTTGTGAATGCACGCATTGTGCTGAACAAGAGCAACAGAACGTGGGAGTGGGGCTGGTATGTATGCGTAAAGCTGGACAAGAACCAGACGCCTGACACGGTGAACTACCTGTACTTCTGTCATTGTGCATCCCTGCTTGTGAAGCAGGGGCAGAAAGTAAGCAGCGGTGCCGCGCTGGCCGTGATGGGCAACAGCGGGAATGCGGCAGACGCAAACCCGCCGTATATTCATTGCCACTTGGAGGCCCGCGCCACAGCAACCGGGACAGGTGTTGACCCGACGAACTATGCAGGAGTACCGAACACCGTAGGCGTATACGGCAGTGCAGCCCAGAGCACGGAGCCTGCCGGGAATGTGACCGGCGCAGGCGTGGGGGAAACCATCATCGACGTGTCGAAGTATCAGGGCGACATCGACTGGGCCAAGGTGCCGTACATGGCTATGGTGCGAATCGGCTACCGAGGCTACGGCAGCGGCGCGCTGTGCAAGGATGAAAAGTTCGACGCCAACCTTGCCGGGACCAAGGGCAACGGCAAGCTGCTGGGGTTCTACTTTTTCAGTCAGGCCGTGACGGAAGCGGAAGCACGGGCGGAAGCAGAGTTCTGCGCGAAGCTGGCACCGAGCGGCTATCCCCTGTTCTTTGATGCGGAGTGGAGCCATACGGTACACGATGGACGCGCAGACGGTTTGAGCAAGACGCAGCGCACGGCTTGCGCAAAAGCGTTCTGCGAGAGAGCGGCGGAGCTTGGCTTTACGCCGGGCGTGTATACTTTCACATCGTTCGCAACAACGAACATTGACTACGCAGGGCTGTGCGCAACGTGGCCGGGCTGGCTGGCGGACACGCGCACCAACTACGACAAGACGCTGCCGAGGTACATCCACCAGTATGCGCAAAGCGAAAAAGGTGGTGTGGCGGGCATTGCCACGGAAACGGACCTGAACAAGATCATTAAGGAGCTGCCGAAGATGGACAAGCCTGCCGCAAACACAAAGCAGACCATCAGCCTTGACCCGGTGACGCTGCCGAACGCGGCGGCGATGGAGTTTTACATGTTGGCGAAGAAGTACGGGCTGGACAACGACAGGTATTACCACGCAAAGTACGCGGACTGACCGCGAAAATGAAGAAACCATTCTGACGATGGCCGCCGAGCAAGGCGGGGAGGAAAAAGACATGGAAAATAACGAGAACATTTTCTTGGCGATCAAGGGTGCTATCGCGGCGGTGGCTGGGATGTACTCGGCTGCATTTGGCGTTGTGGGCTGCCTTGCCTTGGTGTGGGTGGCCTGCATGGCTGTGGACTACATCAGTGGCAGCGCTGCCGCCTGCAAAAACGGCGAGTGGTCGAGCAAGGTTGCAAGAGAGGGCATTTACCACAAGGGCGGAATGTTGCTTGTGGTGGTGGTGGCTGCCATTACCGATGCGGCGGTGCACATGGCTGTGGAGAGCATACCGAGCATCGGCATAAATTACAGTGCGGTGATCCTGCCGGTGGTGCTGGTATGGTACATTTTTACGGAGCTCGGCTCCATTGTGGAAAATGCCGCGGCTATGGGTGCGAATGTGCCGGAAAAGCTGGTGAAGCTGCTGGCGGCTGGCAAGGCTGCTGTGGAGAAAGACGGCGCGGAGACAGTTATTGATGCGGCGCTGGGAGGTGTGAGCGGCCAGAGCGGGAAAAATGCGCTGGAGAAGCTGGACTATGACGAGCTTGTGGAGCTGGCGTGCCAGATGGGCTTGACGGTGAAGGACGGCGAGAGCCGGGCAGAGCTGTTGAGCGAGATCATCAAGTGCGCTGTGGAGCATGAGAGCAAGCAGTAATACGCAATGAGAAAGCCCCGGCGGGCGGTACGGTGAGAAACCGTGCGGCCTGCCGGGGCTTTTGGTATTTGTTGGGGGTGGATTTGGGGAAAACTTGGGGTGAACTTAGAACTGGATTGGAACGGGTTAGGGCGGGAGCGTTTTCGTGAGGGAACGAAAATGGTGGGAGCGACAGCGGGAAATGAAAAAATATACGATGCTATGTGAGGAACAAAGGTTGTACACACCGAAGCACACACCGTTGTACACACCAGTGTACACACCCAGCACGGTTCTCCGTGTTTTTGAGCGTTTTTTTACGAATAGTTACGAACGGAAAGCATAAAAAGAATCAGCCGATATTCAACGTGTTAGCGTTAAATATCGGCTGATTTGGCGGAGTAAGAGAGATTTGAACTCTCGCGGCGGTTTCCCACCCTACGCCCTTAGCAGGGGCGCCTCTTCGACCTCTTGAGTATTACTCCACAAGTCAAAGTGATTCTATATATTCACTTGTTATCACAAAATGGCGGAGAGGATGGGATTCGAACCCATGGTCCGCTCGCGCGAATCGCTGGTTTTCAAGACCAGTTCCATAAACCACTCGGACACCTCTCCACAGTGGCTGCCGCCAGAATGCAGGTATTATTATACAAAAAACGGAAGGGGTTGTCAACCCCTCCGCGCAAACTTTTTTGAAAATTATTTCGCTGTGGATCTCACGGTGAATTTTCTCCTGTGTTTTGTTCGAGTGGTCTTTGTTTTGGGCCTTTCAGCCATAAGAAACGCAAAAACCGCCGCAGTGCTTCACACCGCGGCGGGAAAATTTTCGGGGATTATTTTACAGCGCACAGGGGGTAAAGCCGTCCTTGCCCAGCACCTGGACCTTCGTGTAGCCCAGCTCCTTCAGCTTGGCGGCGGCATCTTCAAAGCCGTAGGTCAGCGCCTTGACGTCGTGGACATCGGCGGTCAGCACGACATTGCCGGACAGCACGAGCCAGTCTTTTAAAATCGCGTCGGACGGGAAATAATCCTTGCGGAAGCCGCGGTACGCCGCCGAGGTGTTGACCTCGAGCACGCAGCGATTGCGGGCGGCGGCCATCAGGGCAGAGTTTGCAGCGGCAGTGTAGCGGGGGTCATTCTCGTCAAAGAATTTGTTGCCGCCGTTGATCTTCTTGATGAGGTCAAAATGACCAAGAATCGTCGGTTTTTTCTCGGCGACCTTGGCTACGTTGGCAAAGTATGCCTCGGCCACGGCCAGACCGTCGCCGTCAAAATCGTCGTCGATGCAGGCGCGCAGATCCTCCTCGCGCCAGTCGATCTCATAATACTTGCCGGTCTTGGGCCCCTTGACATAGTGCGTGCTGCCGATCCAGTAGTCGTACTGGGTCGGGTCATCGTCGCTGAACAGATCCCACTCCAAGCCGCACAGAATGTCCAGCTTGCCGGCGTAGCGCTCCTTCAGCTTGGCGACCTGCGCCTTGTACAGGGCGGTACGGCTCTGGGTCATGCAATATTCCAGATCACAGGGGGTGTGGCTGTGCCCGCTGAAGCCCAGCGTTTGCAGACCGTTCCGCCATGCCGTGACCGCAATCTCGTCCAGCGTGTTCTTACCGTCGCACAATTTGGAATGAACGTGTACAGAGCTTTTCAGGTATTCGCCTGCCATAGTTACTGCATCCTTTCCTGCTTGACCTTATGGTCAATTACGTGTCGTTTTTCGAGTTCCTTCGTGATGTCCTCTACGGAAATGCCCAGCTCGATCATCAGCACCATGACGTGGTAAGCCAGGTCGCTGATCTCGTAGATGGTCTCCTCCCTGTCGCGCTTGGAGCCTGCAATGATGACCTCGGTGGATTCCTCGCCGACCTTTTTGAGGATCTTTTCCAGGCCCTTGTCGAACAGATAGGTGGTGTAGCTGCCCTCCTTCGGGTCGGTCTTGCGGCCCTCGATGAGTGCGTACAGGCCCTGCCAGGTGAACTGCTTCAGCTCATCGGAGACATAGACCGGGTTGAAGAAGCAGCTCTCCGCGCCGGTGTGGCAGGCGGGGCCGGATTTGACGACGTCGATGACGAGCGCGTCCTTGTCGCAGTCGGCGGTGATGGAGACGACCCGCTGCACTTTGCCGGAGGTCTCGCCCTTGCGCCAGATCTCCCGGCGGCTGCGGGACCAGAATACGGTGCGGCCCTCGGCAATCGTCAGGGCCAGCGTCTCGGCATTCATGTAGGCGAGGGTCAGCACCTCTTTGGTATAATGGTCCTGTACGATGGCCGGGATCAGGCCGTTTGCGTCAAATTTGAGAGTCTTGGAATTTTCGGTGATTTCCATGGTGGACACTCCTAAAGTAATATAGTTTAGTGTACCTCTTTTTGTGAGTTTTGGCAAGAGGTAAAGTGTAGGTTTGCTATTATTGAAAATATTAGTATTAAATGCGAAAGAGGTTTCAAGCCTTTTTCGCATTATTTTTTTACCGAAAGCGAGGTGCAGTAGTGCGCGAATATAGGTATCTCACCCACGATGACCGCCTACTTATCGAAAAGCTATATGCGCGCGGCATTGCGCCGTCTGACATTGCATCCGTCGTTGGCGTTTCGCTGGCGACCATCTACCGAGAACTGCCGCGCGGATATACCGACGAACGGTTCCCCGGCGGGCGTAAAGTCTACAGCGCCGCCAAGGCACAGCAGACAGTCGATCAGAACATCAAGCGCCGTGGCCGTTCCCCGGCGGATACAAAGAAAGGAACAGAATGAATAAAGACTTCGAAATTGCCGTCACGTTGAACACTGACGAAGCCAACGAAAAAATAGAACAGCTTACCGCCAAGGCGCAGGGCCTTGCCGATTTGTTCACCAGCATAGCCGAACAGGCAGACCGCGCCGCAAAGATTATGCCGCCGTCAGCCGTTGAAGCTGTCACCGCCATCCGCCACGGATGCCCGCCGACTAAAAACTTCATGCGCAGTATTTCGGAAATGCTGCGCATCAGTATGCCGGAATTTGAGAAGTTGGAATATTCTGTTTCGGAAGGTTATAACTGCACGGCTGGCGGCGGCAGTTGGATGGTGCTGCACTATAAGAACGGCTTTTCGTCCCATAAAATTCAGATTTCTGGTTGCACACGAATCTGCATTCTTTCGCAGGCCGTCACAAATGCGGATATGCTGCGGAACGACATAGGCTATAAGCGGTGTGAAGAAATGTGTCATCAATAACAACTCTATGCGCGTTTGGCGGTATCGGCGCAGAACTGACCGCTACCAGCAGTCGGACGCATCTTGCAGAAAGGGGTACGAACGACTGAACGGGCACTGCGCGGGCCGCTGATCTGCCGCGCAGAGGTGCCGGACACCTAAGTGGGATTTTCCCACATCCCCCGGCGGGCAAACCTGTTCGCGCCTGCCGGGTACATGTGCGGGTGCTGGCGCAGATTTCACAGCATCGGTCAGTTCGATTCTGACAGCCCGCTGCCCCTTTTTCTCTCCATACTTTTCCTTAGCTGACAGCCGGGAAAGACCGGCATTATATGAACTGCCAAACGCCGCATGAAGCAAAGGCAGGAAGAAAAACCAAACAGGAGGATTGAAAGATGGACACTACCACCAAAACCCCGAAAGCCTGCATCGGCGATATGTTCCCCAGCGTGTTTCCCGGAATGCCGATGTTCGCCTATGTTCCCAACCCATACGACTGCGGACGGCCCGCCAAGGTCTACCCCGGTGACAATACCTACTATTGCGTGAAAGGTGCGCCGCTCTGCGCAGTGGATGCAGAGGATGCCGCACTACTGGCAATTCGTCGCACGGTATGCCGCACCATGAATCAGTGTTACGGCGCGGCCACGCCCGCGCAGGTCGCTGCTGTTGAAGCCGGCATCAAGTACGGATGGAGTGACCGCCGCGCGAATCCTGCGCTGTATGACGCTGACGGCGCGTTTTGCGGGTAACATCCACCCACGGAGGTATTACGAATGGGCAGACCGCCGAAGCGGAATCTGAACTATTCGACGTGGGATGTGGACGTTCTCGAAAACGACACCTCTATTGACAACTTGATTGATGCACAAGGCCCGGCGGGCTTTTATGTCTACTTTGCCCTGTGCCAAAAAGCCTACGCCACCGATGGTTATTTCTACCGCTGGGGATATGACAACGCCGCATCGACAGCGCGCAAGCTGGGCGGCGGGTTGAAGTCAACCCAAGTTCGGGCAATCGTTGATCTGTGCGTGTCTTTAGGACTTTTCGACAAAGCCTTATTTACAACGGACGGAATATTAACTTCTCGGGCGATACAAAGCCGCTATCTGGACGGCATCGCACGGCGTACAGGCGAAATACCGATTATTGTTGAATACTGGCTTTTAGAGGTTACACCCCGCGCCGGTTTAGTTTTCGTACACAAAAACGGAGAAACCGCATACAAAAACCCAGATAACGAACAACAGAAACCGAGTTTCTGCACAGAAGATTATATTAGACAAAATGAAATAAACCCCCAACATAATCTTCCCCAGAAATCGGCTGTTGAAAAGTCTGTTGAAAACAGGCGGGAAAGCTGCACCCGCATTATGGCCTTGCTGCAAGCATTTACTGGTATCAATATGCAGGGCGATAAGCAGACAAGAAAACAGGTGTACAGCTTGTTTGACCGTGGCTACACAGAAAAGGACGTGAAAGCCGTCATAGGTATGGCCGCAGGCAATGATGCACCGTTCCCGCCGCCTGCACAGCTTTTCGGGCCTATGTTCGACCAACTGATTACAACCCCGGCAGACAGCGCCCCGCGCGATCACTACGCCGCGCTGCCGCTTGCCACAAAGAAAGGACGTGCATTCAATGGCGGATATTAAATACACCATGCCGCAGCCTACCGAAGATAAGGACGTGCGTTCAATGGCGGATATTAAATATACCATGCCGCAGCCTACCGAAGATGTAGAGCAAATGTGTCTGTTCCGCTGGGCCGATGCCCAAAGCGGCAAATATCCCGAACTTTCACTTATGTACCATATCCCCAACGGCGGCAAGCGTGGGAAAGCCGAAGCGGGCCGTTTCCGCGCAATGGGTGTGAAATCCGGTGTGCCGGACATCTTCCTGCCGTTCGCCGTTCAAACGTTCAACTTCGTCGGCTCTGGGAAGTTTGACGTTATCAGAATCAAGTACCACGGCTTGTACATCGAATTGAAGCGCCTGCGCGGTGGTACGGTATCGGCCACACAGAAACAGTGGATTTCCGCCTTGCGCAATGCCGGTTATGCCGTGGAAGTCTGCAAGGGCTGGGAAGCTGCCGCCGCAGTCATCACGGATTACTTGGAGGGGCGGTATAAACCGCAATACCAGCCATGAAAACAGTACAGCAGATCATGCAGGAAACCGGCGCAGAAGCCAACATTCGCAATTTCCGCTATATGCAGGAAAACTACACCTACGAACAGAAAATTCGCCATGCGGAAAATGTCGCCCGCAGTTATCAGGACAAATGCAGCGAAATGGGCCTGAACTGTCACATATCAGTTGGTGGTTTGGATTCCATCACCCTGCATTACTTTCTTGAAGCGTGCGGCGTACATGTTCCCTGTGTCAGTTGTTCTTCCCTAGAACAGAAAGGCGTGCAGGCTGTACACAAGCAGATTGCCGCCGAAATGGAAAACACCTACTCGGCGCGGGAATGGCTGGGCGCGCACATGGCCCTGCCGCAGGATGAGATCGACATCATCACAGACCCAGATACCAGAGCGCAGGAACAGGCCCTGCACGATGCCTGCCCGCCCGTACCCCGCATGTATTTCTTGAAACCTCTGAAACCGAAAACCAAGGTCATTGAAGAATTGGGCTGGCCCGTGCTTAGCAAAGAGATTGCAGGCAAGATCAGTCTGTTACAAAACCCGACACCAAAAAACGCCACTGTTCGACATGCGATCATTACGGGAGAAACAGGCGAATATGGTGGATTCCAGAAAAACAGCCGAATGAAACTAAGCCAAAGATGGCTTGAAAAGTTCGGCGGCGCAGATGAAGAAGGCGCGTCACTTGGGTATGCTGCGGCCCCGTTCAAGGTGTCTGAACGCTGCTGCTATTATCTCAAAGAAAAACCGTGTGACGATTGGGCCAAAGAACACAACAGCGTTCCGTATCTTGGCTTGATGGCATCCGAGGGCGGACGCAGAGAAAAAAGCCTTATGATGCACGGGTGCAATTACTACGGTAAAAGCACCATCCGAAGCGCGCCGTTCGCCATATTCAGCAGACAAGACATTTTGCAACTGGCCCTTGATTTGAATGTTCCCATCCCGGCGGAATATGGCGAGATTGTCCGAGACAAGGACGGAACGCTGCGCACCACCCTTGCGCAGCGCACAGGCTGTACGATGTGCGGTTTCGGCATCCAGCTTGAACAGCGCCCAAACCGGTTTGATCGCCTGCGCAGCGCAAACCCCAAAGAATGGGAATTCTGGATGCGCCATGTTTGTCGTGACGAAAATGGTGACTGGTATGGATGGGGCCGCGTACTCGACTACATCGGCGTGGAATGGGAAAACGAACCCGGCCAGCTACCCGGTCAAATGTCTATTGAGGATTACCAAACGTGAACAACAGCAAGAAACGCCACTGCGGCAGTTCGTACCGCCGCTTTGAAACTATGATGAACTATTACGCCAAACCCGGAAAAGACCGTACCAAAGCTAAACAGCACCCAAAGAAGAAAAGGAGTAAGAAAAAGTGAAAACCATCGTCATTTTGAATTTAAAGGGCGGTGTCGGCAAGACCACCACCGCAACAAACCTTGCATACGAACTTTCCAACATCGGCGAGACACTGTTGATTGATGCCGATAAACAGGGCAACAGCACCGAGTTCTACAACATCCACGATTTTACCCACGGTCTGGGCGATGTGCTGACGGCCAAGACTGCCGCTGATGCCTGCGCCCTTCATGCTGCACTTCCGGCCCTGAACGCCAACGGAAAGCCGTACCCACATCTTCGTATTCTGCCCAGCGACTACCGCCTTATGAAGTCGAACATTTCCCTGCTGCTGGACACGTCCAGCGGGCGCGATAAGCGTCTGCGCCGCTACCTTGCGGAAAATGAAGGTGTGCTTGAATTCGTTGTTGTGGACTGCGCCCCGGACATCGACATGGCAAGCATCAACGCCCTTATGGCAGCAGACCTTGCCATCGTGCCGATCACGCTGGACAAGAACGCCCGCAAGGGTCTTGCCGAGGTCTGGGAGCAAATCGAAGCGGCCCAGCAGGAAAATCCAAAGCTGAAAGCCTACGCCCTTATTACTCGCTTTCGCCCCGATCAAAAAGAGAAAATCGCCGATGTGACCGACCTTAACTTACTGGGCACGGTTGTCCGCGAAAGCACACAGAAAGTCGAAAACGGAAACGACGCGGGCAAGCCGCTGTCGCTGTACAGTCGTTGGAGCAATGCCGCCCGCGATTTCCGCGTGCTGGCGGATGAAGTGTTGGAGGTGCTGGGCTGTGAACAGTTGTTGCCGCTCTGATCTGCCCGCCGCCCTCTTTACGGTGCTTGCCAAGGATGGCCGCGTTATGATGCAAACCAATGATCCCGCCTGCATCCCATCCCCCGAAGATCGGAAAGCCATGAAAGCCGCAGGCTACAAAATCAAGGATAAACGGACATGAATGCACCCTGTTACCGATGCGCCCGGCGGGCCATCAACTGCCACACTGCCTGCACGGACTATGCCGAATACCGCAAAGTATGCAACCAGATACAGACAGCCCGCGAAGCTGAACGAGTCCTTGACGCTGCTGATTCCGAGCGCGGCGACAAAATCCGCAAGGATGTTCGCAAAAACGGCCTGTACAACCAGAGGAAAGGACGGAAACGATGATTGATATTAACATTGCCGCCGACGGCACAATTACGCTGTACGAATGCGACCCCGCCAAGAACACGGCCTGTAAACATGAATGGTGCGCCGCCAACCACCCGAATGAACCGAATCTGCAATGCCACCGCACTACGAACCCCGATTTTGCACTGAAAGGAACCCGCCCCGTGCAAGTTGATACCAGAACCGGAAAGGAAGTAATTTTGTGAAAAACAAGCAAGCGCCCATCCGGCGCACCCAGACATCCGACCCCGCCAAGATGCGGCAGGACATCATCCGACAGTTTGAAACCCTGCCCGATGATACACGGGATATTATCGCACAGTTCTATATTATGGCCTTATCCGAAATGTTGCCGAAATGGCAGAAAACAGGTAATAAAGCCCGCAAAACTGCCGAAAAGAAGAAATAAATCGCTGTTTTGGTGTTCCATTGGAACACCCGGAGGGAACCAACATGAATCTGATTCAAGATGTTTTGAGCGCCGCCAGTACCCAGCCGGAACAAGATCACTTTGCGCGCATCAAACTGGCCGACATCCTGCCAGACCCCGAAAATTTCTACGAAACAGACGGCATTGAAGAACTGGCCGCTGCCATTGATGCTTTCGGGCTTGAACAACCCTTAGTTGTCCGCCCAGCGGATGAATCTGGCAAATACCGTCTGACCGGCGGACACCGCCGCCGTCTGGCCCTGCTGACCCTCTACGCCAAAGACCCGGAACGCTGGGCCGAAGTTGACGTGAAGATTACATCCAGCATGGGCGCGCTGGCCGACCAAGCACGGCTTATCCTTATGAATCGCACCACCCGCAAAGAAACCGAATATGAAAACATGATGGAAACCGTCAAGACCGCCGAAATCGCAAAAGAGTTTAAGGCCAACGGCGGCAAGGTAGAGGGCAAGACCCGCACTGCCGTTGCGGCGGCACTTGGCATTTCTTCGGCGCAGGCGGGCAAGTATCAAGCCATCTACAAGCACCTGTGCCCCACGCTTATGCAGCGTTACAAAGCGGGCACCATCGGCACGCAAGTGGCCTATGAACTTAGCAGCCTGCCAAACCGTCAGCAGGAAGAGATCGCCGCAACCTATCCTGCGCCTACAATGGAAGCGGTGCGCAAGAAGAAAGAATCTGTTCCCGAAACTTTTCCCGACTGGGCGCTGCCTATGGCAAAGGAATTTGTAAATCGAAAATGGGTACGCAAGCTGGAATATTTCAGTGCCGCTATGCTGCAAGCCCTCGCCAAAGACCCGACAGGCGGAACGAACCTCTGCGGCGGTATCACGGATACCAGCGCAAAGGGCATCCGCTTCTACTTGGACGGTCAGCACGTACAGTATACATGGGCGCAGTTCGTAAAAGCTTGTGCGGGTGCAGGCATCACCCCCGAACCGATGCCGAAGAAAGCAACCGCAGAGCCGAAAAAAGCACCTGTGACCCGTGCAGAAAGATATGCGACATTCATTAACGATAACTGCACAGATACCGTAGACGGTATGTGCGACAATGCCGATGGCATTTTATCCCACGTCAAAAACGGTGTAATGATCGGATGCGCTGGATGCTGTCAACTGTGCCTTGAAAAAGCCACTTGCCCCACGGCCTGCACGCACTGCACCCCCAAGCAGACCCCCGACACCGAAACCCAAACCCCAGCGCCCCCGGCGGATGCCGCGCCCGAATCTTCGGAGATCACCCCCGCACCCATCGTGCAGGAAGAACCGCCCGCCGCAGACTGCGCGGAACCTACTGTCAGTGACAACATGATTGACGCGGCCCGCGATCTTAGTAACTACTGTGAAGCCCACGGCAGCGGCGAGCGCTGCGAAGGGTGCAGCTTCTATTTCTGCAATGAACAACGCGAGGGGTGCAGGATTGGTCTGCCGTTCACATGGAAGGTGTGACGATGAAAGATTTTATTGTGCTTTTAGCAATTCTCGTTTTCGCTCTGATCGTCGGTGGAGTCTTTCTTGGCCTTGCTGGCTTTGAAGGTAACAAAGATTTCATTTGCAAGAAGCTTTTTTCGCGCAAAAAGCTGAAAAACCCTCTCAATGCAAAACCATACTGCGCACCCCTGCCGCCAGAGAAACCGAAAGATGACAATCTGCCACATGATATACAGTGCGAGGTATGCGGCTTTAAATTCATCCCGTATAATAGCAGCCGCTACATTGCAGTTGGGAAGCACAACTACGGCAAATTTCATTACTACAATGAAGGAACCATAATCAGCGACACAGCCATTGTTGACGGCCTGCATGATGCCTTCGATTGCCCTATGTGCGGCTGTCAGATCGTGGTGCATCCGTATTTGCCGGTATACGAGGATTCGCAAAAGAAAGCAGCTGCACAGGAATTGTGAACGGACACAGAGGTAAGAGCACCACGATGCTTTAATGCCATACTGCTACTTGCGCATTTTTTCGCAAAAAAGCAGTGTGAAAACCTCTTGACAGAAACAGAACTGCGCCGTGCTGTACGCGGCTGAATTGTTGGAGATATAAATTTATGACTAAAAAAAGATGCTTGAAATTGATGATGTCACATCTGTGCGGCCAACCGCGCAAAGCGGAAAAGTGGCACAAGGTTATCAGCGGCATGCTGAAACCACCCGTGCGGAATGTGGACATTCTGCTGCGGTTTCATGCGATTTCGTACAACCTTGCTGCGGAAGTAGGAGACGGAACCACGGCCACATACGCGCTAAGTAAGTGCCTACAAATGCGGACGCGCTACGGTGACGATGTGGGTGGTGTGCTGCTTAAAGATTCGGAGGGCAACGACCATGCAACGACTGATTGATGCAATCCACCTTGAACAATCCCTGCCCACTTCATCCCCGGCGGATAACAATCATGTTATGACCCGCAATTTCGCCGTTGAAAGTTTTCGCGCGCTTATCAAGGCCGAACCCACCGTGACCCCGCCGCCGATCTACGCAAAAGACATTCTGTTAGATCGGGCCGTTCGATACGATCTGCAAAAGGCGTTCCCGAAAGCATTTTTAAATTTGCGTCTGGAGCTGATCGCCTACCCGGTCCGCAACACAACCGTGCCGCTGTACGGTGCGGACACGATAGAAGAACTTAACGCAAGAATTATTGAATGGTGCAGCCGCGAAGCCTGTAAGTCCTACAGTTCGGCAAGTCAGAAATACCATCTGAACGGCATCAACCAGTTCTGCCACACAGACTTTACCCGTGACGGCATGGAATATATCTATACTAATCTGGGCAACGGTATCAACCATGATCTGTGTCTGCGCTTTGTCGGTGAAATGGACTTTAATCTGAACAAGCTGAAACGCGCCATTGCACAGCGCGAGGGCAAATGATGCCGCCTTGCCCCGGTCACAAAGGAGTAATGAAAAATGCTGACACTTCCCATAAAGCAGGAATGGTTTGACATGATCTGCCGCGGTGAAAAGCGCGAAGAATACCGTGAAGCGACAGAGTATTACCAAACTCGCATAAATTCTGCCATAGTTGCCGACCCGAATTGCAAAGGTCAAGCATACAAGATTTTTCCTGTAAAAATTCGTGCCGGATACAATTCAAAAGCCCCAGCAGCCATATTGCGGGTGCATTGCATCTTCGGCAAAGGCGGTGTGCGCGAATGGGGCGCAGACCCGGACAAATACTACTATATCCTGCAAATTCTGCGCATTGAAAGCATTAAAAACTGGAAAGGCGGAAACATGTAAAGATGGAAAACGGAAAGAACAAGCCCCCTGCCGAACGCCTGCGCTGTGAAACCTGCCTGTATTGGGAAGATTTCAACGGCGTGTGCTTCTGCGGTGCAAGCCCCTATTGCGCCGACTTCACGGACGGCGATGACGGCTGCTGTTACTGGCAGCAGAAAGAGCCTGCCACACAATCCCCGGCGGATACGGAGGGCACAGAATGAACCTTGGAACAGCTATAAAATGCTGTCCGCTCTGTGGCGGACGCATTGTTGTAAGTAATCTGTATCAATACTCGCTGGATTATACAATGCGCAAGGATGGCAAAATTGGTAAACGGTATAAGCGCGGCGATGATGGTTCCATGGACGTGAGCCTTGCTTCTTGCGAAAATTATAAAACCTGTGATGCACAATGGGAAGCAGAAGAATTTTTTGTTGAACCTGACGGAACTTTTTACGACTATAAGTACAGCGAGGATGAATAAATGGCAATCAGTAAAAAGACCCGCGTTGCGGTGTACAAGAAATTTGACGGTCATTGCGCTTACTGTGGCCGCCACATTGCCTACAATGATATGCAGGTAGACCACTTCAAGCCGCAGAGGGCGTGGAACCCAGAGGATTCCGGCACAGATGACATTGAAAACCTTATGCCGTCTTGCCGCATGTGCAATCACTACAAGCGCGCCCACGGCCTTGAAACATTCAGACAGTACATTGCAGAGATCCCGCAAAAGCTGCAAGAGAACTACATCTACAAGATCGGCGTGGTGTACGGAAATGTGCTGGAAAATCCGAAAGCGATCAAATTCTATTTTGAGAAAGTGAGGGATACCAATGCGACTGATTGACGCAGATAAAGTACCGCAACTATCTGATATGATCGGGTGCGCTTATGAGGGTGGCGAGTACCAAGCATATAAGAGCGGCGCAGAGTATGGGCGCGGATTGGTGGACGATACACCGACTATCGACCCGGAAACCCTGCGGCCCACGGCACACATTATGCGCGGAACTGCGCAATGTACGCACGATGCAGGATTTTGCAGTAATTGCAAACTGTGCATAGATGAGGACTACGGCGTGGCGTTGGCAAAATCGTACAGTTATTGCCCGCAATGCGGCGCAAAGTTCGGGGGTGAACCATGCTGATAAACGACTATCCGCGCTGTGGAAGATGCAAATACTGGAAAGCCGGATGCACCAATCAGGAAAGCCGGATGTATAATTTCCCGATGTTCCAGCGTGGGGACGGAATATGTGAACTCTGGGAATTGCCCGACGAAATTCCAGATGATGAAGATTATGACGAGTGCAAGGAGCGTGAGCCATGAACCGCTACACCCTGCCGCCCGGTATCGTCAAGGTCTGCGCAGGGCTGGTACAGGGGGCCAAAACGGAACCGTATCTTTCAGCCCTGTGCACTGCGGAGCAGATGATCTTCGACAAATACCCGGCGGGCCAGCAGGACGAAGCGCACCGTCTGGCCGCTGCCATCAAGGTGAACGTCAAGCACCCGCGCAGACCCAGCGTCGCAACTCTGCTGCGGCAGTTCGACTTGAATATCAGCGAAAAGACTTTCCGCCGCTACAAGCGCGAATACTGCTACACACTAGCCCTTGAAGCTGGCCTTATTCCAGATGCAAGCCCTAAGCACTAAAGTTTACAGTTTGTTCATAATGTTGGCCAGATAAGCAATTTCAAGTGTGCTATAGTGGAATTGTCAGTTGGGAACACTGACGGCCTTTCTTCCTCCTATTCTATGGCGACACCCGGCCCGGCGGGCAATCCGGGATTATATGGTGTGCAAGGTATGGCGCACAGCGCGGCGGTTCGATTCCGCTACACATCACACAGCAGTAACTATTCTATTACTACACAATCCCCGGCGGATTGCTTCGTGTTCTACTGGAACACCAACGGTGAACTATGGCACAGGCATTTGCGAAAGCGTTTTACAAATCAACAAAGTGGCGCAAGTGCCGCACGGCATTCGTCGCTTCCCGCGTCAACATTGACGGCGGCTTGTGTCAGATATGCAGAGATGCGCCCGGCTACATCGTCCATCACAAAGTATGGCTGACGCCGGAGAACATCACAGACCCGGACATTGCTTTGAATCCGGCGAACTTCCTGTATGTCTGCCACGATTGCCACAACAAAATTGAAAATGACGGTGGAAATCTTTACTACTTTGACGAAAACGGCCAGCCGCAACCAGTGGACAAGGCCAACGCCAGCGGCGCTACTCCCCCCCCTAGGCAGGCCCTAGCCCGGTTTGCCATAGAACCGAGGGAGTGAGCCACAAAGAACACACAGGTTATTTTCACATGACCGGGGGGTCTTGACAAATGAAACGGATTTGTTCCTGCTTTGCAGGGACACGGGCGGAGGTGAACAAAGTTTGCCGGACGATGTAATTGAAGCTGTGCGCGCCATACTGGAACACGGAAATACAGCCGAGATTAAGCGCCGAAAGAACGGTGAAATCATTGTTTTGGAAGTGCGGCGAAAAGTAAAAAAAAGCGCGGTGCAGTAAATGGTCTGCACTAAGGGCCGAGTGGGGCCGTAAACTGTCGATGGATGTCGGCAGTTTGCGGCCCTATATTTTTTTGTAAGGGAGGGCGTGCAATGGCGCGGAAGAAGAACCAGCCGATTCGGATTCTGACCGAGAAGGAATTGAAATCAACGATTGAAGCTGTGCCGGAAGAACGCCGCGCACTTGCAAGCAATGTCGTGTCTGAACTGATCTGGATGTCCGGGATGCTGGACACCTTGAAGAATAAGGCCGACGAAATCGGCCCACTGGATTTCTTCGTGCAGGGTGAACAATCCATGCTGCGCGAAAATCCTGCACTGAAAAGCTACAATACCACCATCAAGAATTATGCGACACTGCTTTCCAAACTGACCGACTTGCTGCCCAAAGCCACCGCGCCGCCGCCCACCACTGACGCGGGCGATCAGTTTGACAGTTTTGTTGCAGGACGTGATGCGGATTGATTCGCTATCCACTGACCTACAACCCGATACTTGAATACAACGCTGCCATTGAAAGCAGGCAGGTTACTGTCAGCAAAAAGGTTGCCACTGTCTACCGTAAACTTGCACAAGATGTCGTCAACGGCTGCGGCGATTATGTTTACAGGGCCAAGCGCGCCAACCATGCAATAGAGTTCATCGAAAACTACTGCCGCCATAGCAAAGGCAAAGCGGGAGGCAAGCCGTTCATCCTTGAACTGTGGCAAAAAGCGCTTGTCGCTGCCATGTTCGGCTTCGTCCATGTTATTGACGGAACGCGAAAGTATCGGGAAGTCCTGCTTGTCGTCGCCCGAAAAAACGGCAAGTCAACATTGTCTGCGGCCATCGGCCTGTATTTGATGGTTGCAGACGGTGAACCCGGCGCGGAAATCTACGCCGTCGCCACCAAAAAAGATCAGGCAAAGATCATCTGGCAGGAAGCCCGCCGCATGGTCTGCAAGTCGCCTGTGCTGCACTGGACGCGCAAAACGCCGAACGGCAAAATCAAGCCGCTTGTCGCTGAAATGGTTTCCGACTTCAACGACAGCGTGTACAAGCCCCTAGGCCACGACAGCGACACACAGGATGGTTTGAATGTTCACGGCGGTCTGCTGGATGAAATTCACGCATGGGCACCGCCTATGCGCGCCCTGTATGACGTTATTGTTGACGGCGTGACCGCCCGTGAACAGCCGATGATCTTCGAGACTACCACGGCGGGCACGGTGCGCGAAGGTCTGTACGATGATCTGTACCAAGAAGCCGAAAATGTCATAAACGGTTTTTATGACGACAACGGCTATAAAAACGAACACTTCCTGCCCATCATCTACGAACTGGACAGCCGCAAGGAATGGACAGACGAAAGCTGCTGGGCCAAGGCAAACCCCGGCTTAGGTACGATCAAGTCTGTGGAGCAGTTGCGGGCCAAGGTGCAGAAAGCCATTGCAAACCCGAAACTTGTGAAGAACCTGCTTTGCAAGGATTTCAACATTCCCGAAACCATCGGCGAAGCGTGGCTGACTTTTGAGCAGTTGAACAACACCGCCACATTCGACGTGCGCCAGCTTCGGCCACGGTATGGCATCGGCGGCGCGGACTTTTCCAGCACTACCGACCTTACCGCTGCCGTCGTCATATTCATGGTTCCGGGCGACCCGCACATCTATGTCCTGTGTATGTTCTGGTTGCCCGAAGAACTGCTTGAACGCCGCGTGCGGGAAGATCGTATTCCTTACGACCTGTGGAAAGAACAAGGCTATCTGCGTACCTGTGAGGGCAACAAAGTCCGGCAGAAAGATGTCACGGAATGGTTCCTTGAAGTACAGAACGAACTTGACTGCTATATCTATTGTGGCGGTTATGACGCATGGTCTGCAAGCTACTGGGTAGACGAAATGCAGGACACCTTCGGCAAGGGCGTGTTCGTACCCGTGCAGCAGACCATGAAAACACTGTCGCTACCCATGAAGCAGTTAGGTGCTGATTTTGATAGCAAACTTATCATTTACAACAATAACCCTGTCTTGAAATGGTGCCTTGCCAACACGGGCATTGTGGAAGATAAAAACGGCAACATCAAGCCGAACAAAACCAGCAAGGCGCGCAAGCGCATTGACGGTCTGGCCGCTCTGCTGGATGCTTTCGTTGTGTTCCAAGACAGACAGGATGATTACAAAACTATGATTTGATCGGAGGATGCCCACATGGGAATTTTTCAACGGTTGCGCGCGGCTGTCGCCCGTAGTCCCACCGCAGCACAAGTCAAGATGGTAACGGAGACAGGCAACGGTCTGTATGTCTACGACGGGAACCTGTACAAAAGCGACATCGTGCGCGCCTGCATCCGCCCGAAAATCAAGGCCGTGGGCAAGGCCACACCGCGCCACATCCGAACGACCATCGGCCCGGACGGCAAAACCAACACGCAGACGAACCCAGACCCCTACATTCGCCTGCTGCTGGAAGAACCGAACCAGTACATGACGTGGCAGATGTACGCGGAGAAAATGGAAACGCAGTTGATCTTGAACAACAATGCGTTTGCGCTTATCCAGCGCGATGACAACGGTTTCCCCGTTGCACTGTTTCCCATCGTCGCCAGCAGTGTGCAGGCCCTCTATAACAAAGCGGGCGAACTGCTGCTGCAATTCTGGTTGCCGAACGGCAGCACATGGACATTTGCCTATACCGACGTTATCCATCTGCGCAACGATTACAACGAAAATGACGTGTTCGGCACGCCGCCCGGCCCTGCGCTTCAAAGCGTCATGGAAGTCATCGGCACGACTGACCGCAGCATCATCAACGCTGTTCGCAACGGCGCGGTCATCCGATGGCTGCTGAAATTCACATCCAGCGGTATGCGCCCGGAGGACATCAAGAAGCAGACAAAGGACTTTGCCGATGCTTTCCTTGATAACAACAACAGCACGGGCGTTGCAGGTACGGACGTAAAGGCCGATGCCGTGCAGTTGGAACCGCACGACTATGTGCCAAACGCCCTGCAAAGTCAAAACAACATCACGCGGCTGTACAGCTTCTTCAACACAAACGAAAAAATCGTGAGATCCTCTTTTTCGGAAAATGAGTGGATAAGCTACTACGAAGCCCAAGTTGAACCCGATCTGCTGCAAATCGCTGCCGAGCACACACGCAAACTGTGGAACCGTCGGCAGCGCGCATTCGGGAACAAGCTGTATCTGGAAAGTTCAAATCTGCAATACGCCAGCATGAGCACGAAACTTTCCCTTGAATCCATGGTTGACCGTGGCGCTATGCTGCCCAACGAGTGGCGCGCTGTCTTTGGCCTTGCCCCTGTGGCAGGCGGTGACGAACCCATCCGCCGTCTTGACACCGCGCCCGTAAAACAAACGAAGTCGGGAGGTGAAACCGAATGAGAGTAAACGTAAAAGGCGTGATTATCCCGCAGGATTATAAGCGCGTCTACGACTGGTTTGACATGGAATCCACCACGCCGAAAGACGTTGCGGATGCCCTTGCCGCCGCAAACGGACAGCCCATTGAAGTGTACATCAATTCCGGCGGCGGTTATGTTCATGCCGGGACGGACATTTACACAGCCTTGTGCGAGTATCCCGGCGAGGTCAATATCAAAATCATCTACGCCGCCAGCGCGGCAAGCGTCGTTGCAATGGCCGGGCACAGCATAATTTCCCCCGTGGGTCAGATGATGATTCATAATGTGTACAGCAGTGCCGACGGAGACTACCGCGCACTGCACCGCGCAGGAGATCGGCTTGACATTGCCTGTGATGCCCTTGCCAACGCCTATATGCGCAAGACTGGGAAAACCCGCGATGAAATCCGCGCCATGATGGACGCGGAAACATGGGTTGATGCCCGCCGTGCCGTGGAACTTGGCCTTGTGGATGAAGTCATGGGCGGCGACCTTGTCGCCGCCGACGTACCCGGACTGCTGCCCGAAAGCGTTGTACAGAAAACGCTTGCCATGTTCCGCGATCAGAACGCTGCTGCTTTGGCGCAGGCCAAAACCGATTATGAAAATCTTATCAAAAAAGGAGTTGTCTAACATGATGACGAAAGAACAGTACAATGCCCAGCGCACCAAACTGCTGAACGATATGCGCGCTGCCATCGACGCAGGCGACATCGAAACTTCCAACCGCTGCCGCGATGAGATCAACCAGCTGGATGCAGACTATGAAGCTGCCGCGCAGGCCCGCGCGAATCTGGCCGCGCTGGAAAACAGCAACCGCTGTTACAACATGCCCGATGTGACCCCCGCCCAGACCAACGCTGCCCCGCAGACGGTCACGATCAACAACTTCGGCGGGCAGACTGCCCACACCGACCCCAGCGAGACGAACGAGTATCGCACCGCGTTTATGAACTTCGTCTGCCGTGGCACCGAGATTCCCGCCGATCTGCGCGCCAGCGTGGCCCCGATGCTGAATGTGGCCGCTACCACGACTACCACCGATGCGAGCGCGGTCATTCCCACCACGATCACCCGCGAGATCATCCGCGAGATGAAGTCTTACGGCAACCTGTACGCCAAAATCCGCAAGCTGAATGTGCAGGGCGGTGTCGAGTTCCCGATTCTGACCTTAAAGCCTACCGCCAACTGGATTGGCGAGAGCAAGTCCAGCGACGATCAGAAGCTGACCGCCAACACGAAGGTTTCCTTCAGCTACTACGGTCTGGAATGCAAAATCGCACAGACCCTGCTTGCGTCCGTCGTCACCTTCGACGAATTCCAGCAGATGTTTGTGCCGCTGGCTGTGGAAGCTATCGTTGCCGCGAAGGAAAAGGCCATCATTTCCGGTACCGGCAGCGGGCAGTTCCGTGGCATCACCAAGGACAGCCGCGTGCCCACCAAGAATGTTGTCGTTCTTTCTCCTGATGAGATCGGCGACTATTCCGCATGGCACAAGAAGGTCATCGCCAAGATTCCCAAGGCGTACCGCAAGGGTGAGTTTGTCATGGCGCAGGGCACGTTTGACGGCTACATTGACGGCATGGTCGATAAGAACGGCCAGCCCATCGGGCGTGTGAACTACGGCATCGACGGCGGAGAGACGTACCGCTTCTGCGGCAAACCTGTGGAGACCGTCGAGGATGACATCATCGCCAACTTCGATGCCGCCGCCAAGGATGATGTCATTGCCGTGTACTTCAACCCCAGTGACTACGCCGAGAACAGCAACGGTCAGTTTGCCGCCGTCAAGTGGATGGATCACGACGATAACACCGTCAAAACCAAGGTGCTGCACATCTGCGATGGCAAGCTGCTTGACCCGAACGGCGTCATCATCATCAAGAAGGGCGAAACCGCAAAGGTCGTCGGCTCTTAACCTGCGAGGTGTAAAACGTGCTTGACTTTGCAAAAAAATGTCTGCGCATCCGCAGAGACAACACCGCGTTTGATGATGAAGTTGCAGATTTGATTGCTGCCTGCAAAGCTGATCTGCGCAAACATGGTGTCGTGAAGATCAGCGAAAGTGACCCGCTTATCAAACAGGCCGTCAAGCTGTATTGCAAAGGCAATTTCGGGTACGGTGGCGATGATGCCGAACGGTTTCAGAAAAGCTATGAAAGCCTTGCAAACAGTTTGAGCCTGTGCGGGGACTATTTGGAGGATTGACCCGTGTATTTCAGTGATGAAATTATTCTGATTACAACGGACGATTCCGGCATCGATGAAATCGGCAGGCAGACCGAAACCGAGACGGCCCGCGTGACCGTGTACGGCGACATTAAGAGTGTGAGCCGGGAAGAATCCTTTACCGCCGGTTCCCACGGGTACAGCAATGTACAGAAATTCGTGCTGCACCCGTGGGATTACAGCGGCGAGAAATACGCCATGGTGGACGGCAAAAGAAAGCTGATTTACCGCACCTATCAGACTGACCCTGACACACTGGAACTGTATGCAGCAACCAAAAGGGGCATCACATGAGCAGCACGATTAAGGTCAAGCCGGACGAACTGGCAGATGTCATTGTCAAGGAACTGCAAACCTACAAGCAGGAAGTGGCAGATGATATGAAAGCTGCCTGCCTTGAATGTGCAAAAACGGCTGCGGCGGATTTAAAAGTTACAAGTCCGTACAGACGGCACAAGAAAGGAACGAAGGGCGGTCACTATCGCACGGGCTGGGATGTTTCTGTGCTGTATGAAAGCAATTCGACAATCCGCGTTGCGATTCACAACAAAAAGAAACCCGGCCTTGTTCATCTGCTGGAACATGGGCACGCAAAGAAAAATGGCGGCAGAACCAAAGCCCTGCCGCATGTTGAACCAGAGGAACGAAAACTTGAAGGGATGATAACGCAAGAGGTCGTACAACGCTTCAAGCGTTAAAAATGCGCACCGTATATTTCAACTTTTTCTTCGATAAAAGCGCGGAATAGCTGCGCAGTGTCTACACAGTCCCCCAACGCACGGTGAGCATCCATTCTGTCAATGCCGAAATAATTACACAGTGTTTCCAACTTGTAATTCTCGACATCGTAGTTTTTGTCATAGTTGGGAGCGTATGCACCAATTTCCTTGTCATACTCCCACTTTGGCTTTTTGAGCGAGCGCCCAGCCATTACATAAGTATCAAAGAACTTTCGTTTTGGCTCTGTAACATTCAAACCCGCACGGCACAGGAATTTTAAATCAAATTCCAGATTGTGACCGAGAAGCGGCATATCCCCGATAAACTCTTGCAGTGACGGGATGATCTGGTACAGCATCGGCGCACCCTCTAACATTTCTGGTGTTATGCCATTGACAGACATTGCTTCACGCGCAGAATCCGTTGAAAGTTTCTGCGGGGGGGGGTAATCATTGTATGGAATACCTCAACAAATTTGTAATTCTTTACTTTGATTGCCGCAACTTCCAGCACAGCATCCTTTGTGCAGGATAATCCCGTTGTTTCGGTGTCCAAAACGACAAAATCACCGAATTTTGCGGGGTCGCTCTTTGCCGTAACACGAGAATAAGTAAGTTCTTTCAAGAAAGAAACGGTCTGTGCCTTTTGCTTTTTCCCGTCTGTGCCTATCTGAACGCGCGGCACATCATCGAAAGCTGCGATGCCTGCGCGGCGCTGGTTCCATTCTTCTTTTCGTAATGCAGTGTGTTTCTGCCGTTCTGCTTCTTCCTCTGCGCGGCGCTTTTCTGCCATTTCCTGCATCTTTATTTTAAGCGCCTTTTCTTCTTCTTTTTTTTGACGCTCGACTTCTCTATTACACTTCATGCACAGGGAATCTTTCGTCATAAAGAAAAACAATCCTTTTCGCCCGCACCGTTTACATTGCCGCATAGTGAACACCCTTTCGCATTTATTTATTACCAGCATAGCAGAAATGCACGATATATGCAACAAAAAATTGAAACGGAGGTATTGCGGTTGACGCAGGCTGAATTAAAAACGGTACTGGACAGCAGCGGTATTCCGTTTGCATACCGCGCATGGAAAAACGGCCATGATCTGCCGTTCGGCGTGTTCTATTTTGAGCGCGACAATCCCTTTGCGGCAGATGGCATTGTGTACGCCAAAAAGACCCTCTATGCCCTTGAACTGTACACAGCCGAAAAAGACCCCGATACCGAAGCGGCGCTTGAAAAAGCGCTGACGGCGGCGGGCATCTTTTACAGCAAGTCCGATGAAATCTACATTGACGAAGAACAGATGTTCTATGTCATCTATGAAATTGAGGTGTAAAAATGTCTAAAGATAAAGTGCTTTTCAATCTCAAAAACGCGCGCTACGCCAAGCACAAAGTGACTGGCGAAGATGGCACGATCACCTTCGACACCCCTGTTGCCATCCCCGGCAGTGTGTCGCTGTCTCTGGATGCCGAGGGCGAAGTTACGAAGTTCTACGCGGACGGCATTGTGTACTACGTCTGCCAGAGCAACAACGGCTATTCCGGCGATTTTGAAGTCGCTATGTTCCCCGAACAGATGATGCTTGACATCTGGGGCATGACGAAAAGCAAAAACGGCCTGATTGTCGAGAATGCCAACGTCCAGCCCGCCAGCTTCGCCCTGCTGTTTGAGGTGGACGGCGACACAACCGGGCGCAAGTATGTGCTTTACAACTGTTCGGCAACCCGCCCCGGTATCAACGCCAACACCAAGAGCGAAACCACCGACCCCGACACCCAGACTTCCACCATCACCGTGTCCCCGATGGCTGACGGTACGATCAAGGCCCACACGGCAGACGATGCCACCCCCGCCACGCTGAACGGCTGGTACACAAGCGTTACCCTGCCCACTGATGCAACCTAAAGTGTTCCACCGGAACACCCTGTATACAGGAGATCATACACATGGAAAAAACCATCAACATCGACGGCAAAGAAGTCCGCCTGCGTGCCACTGCTGCCGTGCCGCGCCTGTACCGTATCAAGTTTGGGCGTGACATTATGAGTGACATCGCCCGCCTGTCTCGCGCTTATGACAAAGCGACAACGGAAGATGAGCAGATGGATGTGACGGATCTGACATTTTTTGAAAGCGTGGCCTATATTATGGCAAAACACGCGGATAAAGATGCCGTCCCCGACACTGTTGAAGATTGGCTTGACCAGTTCGAGACATTCGACATCTATCAGATTCTTCCCGAAATCGTTTCGCTGTGGAATCTGAACACGCAGACAACGGCAAAGCCGAAAAAAAAACAAGGGTAAGCACCCGCGAAATGACAACGCCGCTGTTTTTACTGCGCTGCGTGCAGATGGGCATTGCTCTGCGCGATCTTGATCTGCTGACCGTCGGCATGGTAAACGACATGGCGATTGAACGGGAAAACGATGACTACAAGTGGCCGCTGAAAGCGACGCAGGCAGACATCGACAAATTCTTTGGGTGAGGTGAAGATTATGAAACGCTTCAAGAGCGCCGTGCAGCTTCTTCGGAGACTGTCCGACATTCCCGGCTTTTGGCTTTCTGTGTATACCGCAGTTATCAACACAATCTTGATAGTGACATTAGCAGCGAAATAGTTGCTACTATAGCGCCATAACCAGCAATAAGATTTGTAACTGCTTTGTCGATATTGTCCTTTTTTCGACTTTCGTATTCATCTGTTGCTTTCGTAGACAGCGTCACATCTGTGTCATCATCGTATTTGACATCGGAAAAGTCAAGCATATCTGCACCAACGGTTTCTTGCAGTTTGATGTAGTCGCCTACTTTTGTTACTTCCAAGACCTTACCCAGTTTCTTGTACTTCCGAACGGCGGTGAAAATTTTATACTGCTGTTTTGTCATGGCAAATGCCCCCTTTGCCTACAAGGATAGCACACATTATTTGCAGGGGCAATATTAACGGTGCAGTAAATGGTCTGCACTAAGGGCTGAATGGAGCCGCACGGAAAGGAGGCGGCTCTATTTGGCCGCAAAAGTAAAGGGCTTGACCCTTGAAATCGACGGTAATACAGTCGGTCTCGAAAAGGGACTTGCAAAACTGAACAAGCCCATAAACGCGATAAAAAACGAATTGAAAGATGTTACCCGTCTGCTGAAACTTGACCCCGGCAATACAGAACTTCTCGCGCAAAAGCAACAACTTTTAAGTAAGCAAATTGCCGAAAGCAAAGATAAATTAGTTGCGTTGCAGCAGGCAAAGCAACAGGCCGACGCTGACATGAAAAGCGGCACAGAGGTAAACCAAGAGGAATACCGCAAACTGTGCCGTGAAATCGAAGCGACAAAGCAGAATATCGACAGTCTGACCGATGCTTACAACAAGTCAAACACAGCCGCCCAAAAACTGGCCGCTGTGGGCGATAAGATGCAGAAAGTGGGCGACGGTATATCTGCCGTCGGCAAGGCCGTTGCCCCTGTCTCTGCCGCCGTGGCAGGTGTTGGCGGTGTCGGCTTGAAGCTGGCCGCAGACTTTGAAGATGCTTTCGCCAAGGTCAGCACCCTGTTGGACGCATCGTCCGCCGACTTTGAAGCGTACAAGGCCGACATCATGACCGCCAGCAATGAAACGGGCGTTTCCGTCAACGATTTTTCCGAAGCTGTGTACAGCGCTATTTCTGCCGGTGTGGACGCTGCCGATGCTATTGATTTCACCACATCGGCGGTCAAATTGGCAAAGGGCGGCTTTACTGATGCCGCAAAAGCCGTTGATGTTATGACAACAGCCATCAATGGCTATCAGCTGAAAGCAGAGGATGCAACCAAGATCAGCGATTTGCTGATTACCACGCAGAATTTGGGCAAAACCACCGTTGACGAACTTGCGTCCAGCATGGGCAAGGTCATTCCCGTGGCCGCTGCGGCCAACTACGACATGACCGAACTTTCGTCTGCCTACGCCCTGCTTACCAAGAACGGCATTGCCACCGCAGAATCCGGCACTTACTTAAAATCCATGCTGAACGAACTTACAAAGTCCGGCAGCATCACGGACAAGGCCCTGCGCGAACTGACGGGTAAGGGCTTTGCAGATCTGAAAGCCGAGGGCAACTCTACATCCGACATTCTGAATATGCTTTCTGATGCCGCCGCCAAGGATGGCAAGACGCTGAAAGACATGTTCGGCAGTGTCGAAGCCGGTTCTGCCGCAATGGTGCTTGCCCGCAACAGCGGCGCAGATTACAACGAAATCCTTACCCAGATGCAGGATTGCGGCAAGGCAACAGATGAAGCATTCCAGAAAGTCACCGACACCACCAACCAGAAATTTGCCAAGGCACTGAACGAAGCCAAAAACGCCCTTATCGACTTGATGGGCACGCTGCTGCCGAGCATCACGCAGATGATACAGGCCGCATCCGGACTGGTACAGAAATTCAACAGCCTTGACGATACCGCAAAGAATGTCATCCTGACGATTGGCCGTATTGTGGCTGTGCTGGGGCCTGTGCTGATATTTATTGGCAATCTGACATCCAGCATCGGCGGGATACTGAAAGCGGCCCCGAAAATCGTTTCTACCGTTGCGAAAGTCAAGGGCGCTGTTTCCGGTCTGTTCAGTCTGCTGGCCACAAACCCGTTTGTGCTGGTCGTGGCGGGCATTGTGGCACTGGTTGCCGTGTTTGTCGCCCTCTGGAACAAATCCGAAGCGTTCCGCAATTTCTGGATTGGGCTGTGGGATGGCATCAAGGGGGCTGTTTCGACTGCGGTTTCCACCGTGCAAAGCGTGCTTGCGGCCATGCAAGCGGGCCTTTCTGCCGCGTGGGATGGTATCAAGAGCGGCGTACAAACTGCATGGGATGCCATAGTAAGCACCATACAGAATACCATGACCGCGATACAGGACGCGATCACAAACGCATGGAACGGCATCCAGACCGCAGTGAACACCGTGACAACGGCCATTGCTACGGGCCTGCAAACCGCGTGGACGGGCATCACAAGCGCCGCCACTGCCGCATTCAGCGGCCTGCAAGCGGTATTTTCCACGATCTGGAACGGTATCAAGAATGTCGTAACCACCGTTGCAAACGGCATTGCCAGCGGCCTGCAAGCGGTCTGGGCTGTCATTGGCGGCGGCGTGACAACCGCTTTTAATGGCATTGTGCAGATTTTTACAAATATCTGGAATGTCATCAAAACAACTGTGCTGGGCATTGTGCTTGTGATCTGCGATCTTATCACCGGCGATTTTGATATGCTGGGCAGCGACATTTCCAACATCCTGTCTTTGCTGTCTACGGCCATATCCGACATCTGGAACGGCATCAAGGCTGTTGTGGAAGGCGTCGTTACTGCGCTTGTCAGCGGTATAACTGCCGCATGGAACGGCCTGCTGCTTATCATAAGCACGGTATGCCAGACAATCAGCACCACCGTTCAAACTATCTGGACGGGTATTCAGCAAACCGTCAGCAGCGTCATGGACGCGATCACGGCATTCGTGCCTGCCGCTTGGAATGCAATTCTGTCTGCCATCATTGCCACAGGCAACGCAATAGCGGCAGGCGTAAAGGCGGCATGGAATGGCATCAAATCGTTCCTGTCGTCCACCATGACCGCCATCGGCACGGGGATTTCTACCGCGTGGAACGGATTCCTTACCACCGTTTCCGGCTTGTGCCAGACGATCAGCACCAATGTTCAAACTATCTGGAACGGCATTCTTGATTTCTTCCGCGCTCTGCCGTCCACGCTGGCAACGCTGGGCCGCACGATGTTCCAGCGCATGGCTGATGCAATTAAAGGTATGGCCGGCACAGTCTACAGTGCTGCTACAGGCTGCATCAACAAGGCTGTGGACTTCATCAAGGAATTGCCCGAAAAGGCGCTTGGATGGGGCAAGGATTTCATCAACGGATTTGCAAAGGGCATCGCCAATGCGGCAAGCGCTGTTGTGGACAATGTGCGCGGTCTGGCCGATGACATCCGCAGTCTGCTGCATTTTTCCCGCCCGGACGAAGGGCCGCTGCGCGATTACGAAAAGTGGCCTGTTGACTTCATCCACGGTTACGCTGATGCAATGCGCAGCGCCATGCCGTACTTGCAAAAGACCCTTGACGGCATCACCGCAGGCATGGCAATCATGGTAAACGGCCCGCAGCTTGCAGGCGCAGGCGCGGCCCCTGTTCCTACCACGAAAACCATCAACTACAACCAGACCATCAATGTGACAAGCCCCGACCCGGTATCCCCCGCAGAGACGGCGCGGGCGACCCGCGTTGCAACCCGCGATCTGATTTCCAAAATAAAGGGGTGATACAGTGCGAAACTTCCTGCTTGTCTGCGATAACGGCAGCGGCGAGAAAATCACAATCGGCTACCGCTGGCCGCTCTGGCTGGACACTGTGGACGGTCTGACAAGTTCCGACTTTGACGTTGATACAGAAAAGGGCAACGATCAGGACGGCGAGCACTACAAATCCAGCACAGCCACGAAGCGCAACATTGTAATTTACTGCTGGGTCAAGGATAACATCCAAGCTATGCGGGAAAAGCTGTACAGTTACTTCCCGCGCGGCGAGACTGGCACACTGTATGTGACCGATGAAGGCATCACCCGCAAAATCGACTACAAGCCCGAATTTGTCCATGTTGACCCCACGGGCCAACAGCGCAAAGTCACGATCAGTTTGGTGTGCCCCGACCCGAAATTTAAAGCTGTGACCGATGACCGCGTTGAAATGGCGGTGTGGGACGGCCTGATTGAATTTCCCGATGATGTGCTTGAACTGCCTGCCGAAGAATTTGAAATGACAACAAAGCGTGCCAACTTGGCTGTTGCCGTTGAGAATGCAAGCAATGTTGCGCGCGGTTTGACAGTGCAATTCATGGCGACAGGCGCGGTGACGAATCCAAGCCTGTTTGAAGTGCGCAGTCAGAAAGGCTTTAAAATCCGCTGCCAGATGCACGCGGGCGACGTGTTGACCGTCACGACGGGATTCAAAAACAAACGAATCACGCTGAAATCGGGCGGCGTGGAAAAGGGCGCAAACAATACATGGGTGTTCGGTTCGACGTGGTTACAGGTTGAACCCGGCAGCAACGTGTTCCGCTACGACGCGGAAAGCGGCGTTGACAATCTGGATGTCGTTATGTCCAGCACGCCCGTGTTCTGGGGGGTGTAGCCTATGGAACTGTACGCTTACCGTGAAAACGGTGAATTTATCGGAACCATTGACTTCTACACATCCCTGCGCTGGCGGCGGCAGTATTGGACGGCAGGCGAAGTTGAACTGCATCTGCCCGCTACCAAAGAAAACCTTGCCGCCATCCAAGCTGGCGTTATCCTGCGCAGGGTAGGCCGCACCGAATCCGCCCGCATTATGGGCATCAAAACCAAAGGCGGCGAGATCACCGCCAATGCGCGGATGCTTGAAATCTATTTTTCGATGGCCTACGTCATCGGAACAAAATCATTCACGGGCACGCCTGCCGAAATCCTTTGCCAGTTGGCCGAAGATGCCCGCGAATCCGTACCCGAACTGGTCGTTGACAAAACATCCCTGCCCAGCGGCGAGAAAATCACGATTCAGCTGGACTTCAAGAACACGCTGAAAGCCATGACAGCCGTTGCCAAAGCCTACGGACTGGGCTTCCGCCTGTTATTTTCCGAAAACCAGCAGTTCACCTTCCAAGTGTACGAGGGCACAGACCGCAGTGCCAATCAGGCCGACAACAACATTGTGTATTTCACCGATGAATTTCAGAATTTCATCGACCCGGAATACAGTTTTGACGAATCCGACTACTGCAACGTGGCCTATGCACGCGGCAGTGACGGCACGGTTGTCTGTGTTGACCGTTCCAACGGCGGACGCAAGCGCGTCTGTTTTGTGGATGCGTCCAGCGTCACGCCCGACGACAAGACCGAAGCGGCCTATCTGGATGAACTCAAAACACAATGCGGCTGGGGCCTGTTCGACCACATCAAGACCAAAAACTTCACGGGCACTGCCGTGGACATGGAGAACTTCGCCTATTTGCAGGATTGGGATTTGGGCGACATCGTTACAACGGGCGATTCCAGTATTGGCATCACCATGAACGAACGTGTTACCGAGGTTGAAGAAGTCTATGAAAAAGGCAGCGTCACGATCTACCCGGTGACGGGCAAAACAAAATCCGAAACTTTGAATTTGGAGGACATCTAAATGGGAGAATGGAGCGGCTTTTTTCCGTCGTCCGGCGGCGACAGGAAGTACAAAACAGCCCACATTGCCGCGATCACCGATGCGCTGTTTCATTCTGGCGTGTGCCAAAGTGATGATCTGACACTTGCCCCGGCAGGCGCTATGACCGCCGCGCTGGGCGAGGGCCGCGCACTGGTAAATGGCTACCACTACCAGAACGACAGCCCCTTAACGCTTACATTCGGCTATGCTGACGGCACGCTGGCGCGCATTGATGCAGTCATGCTGCGGCGGGATGTCAATTCCCGCGACATTCACGCGGTTGTCGTACCCGGCACGCCTGCCATCAATCCGACGGCCCCCGCTTGCACCCGTGATGCCGACGCATACGATCTGTGCCTGTATCATGTGCGGATTCCCGCAGGCGCTACCGCCATCACGGCATCCATGATTACAGACCGCCGCGCCGACGCTGATCTGTGCGGGTATGTCTACTGTAAGTTTGCGGGCATTGGTACATCCGTTATGCAGGCGGCAGTCGATGAAATGATTTCCGCCGTCAGTTCGGAGCTGAACCAGTTGAACGCGGGCACGGCAGTTATGACAAAAGCGCAGTACGACCCGAACGGCAGCGGTGTGGATGTAACTGCACAAATTTACAAGTGTACCAAAAGCGGCAAGGTCTACGCGCTGACAGGACACGGCGGTTTTGGCCGCTTCAAAGTCCCTGCGGCGTGGGCCAGCGGCGACACATGGACGGTAAACAGCAAGAGCGTTCCCGCCTACTGCGGCGCGGATGTCGTGGACGGCGACACAATCGTTGCGGGCCGCTGGGTGTTGTTTTCTTACGACGGAACCCAGCTAAATTTTAGCGGCGGCGGTGGGTTATCCCTTGGAAAGCTGGCACAGGCCACCGCCAGGCCCGGTCAAGTGCTGGCGGGCGTTCCGTACTATGCGGGCAACAAAACGCTGAAAAAAGGAACCATGCCTGACCGTGGTCAAAACCAGTACGGCGGGAGCGTGGAAGCCGGAACCGACTATATAGCAATCCGTGATCTGCCCGAAGGCTACTACCACGCTGACGATGCTAAAAATGCCCCCGAAGCCCGCGCCAAGATGACAGAGTTCGGCACGGCTGGCAAGGATGAATTGATGGCCGGGTACACCATGACCAGCAAAGAGGGCTTGCGCATTGGCGGTACGCTGATTCTGTCCGGCAACGCCGACACAAGCGATGTTCTTAGCGGGAAAGAGTTTTACACCACCGACCCCAAAACCAAAAAGAGGGGCACGCTTGCCCTGTCCGGCAGCGCCACCGCTGCTGATGTTCTGGCGGGGAAAACGTTCTATAACACTGACGCCAAAAGCAAGCAAGGGGGCCAGATGGCCGACAACGGCGATTGGGGCACGACGCTTGCGCCGGGCGGGGCTATTGCAGTTCCACCCGGTAAGCACAGCGGAAACGGTGTTGTTCGTGCGCGCGGCGTTGTGTTCAGCGATTTCAGCAGTATCATAAGAAGCGCTGCGCAAGGGTTCGCACCCGGCAAAACCGACATCGGCGCGGACAAGTATATACTTGGCATCACCAACGCAGATATGCACCACTATCCCGGCGACGGCACAAGCGACCCCGGCGAAATGTGGGCAATCTGGCTTGAAAATTCGCACACCATCGGCGTGTCTACGAACAACGGCACGCATCCTTACATCACCTATAACTATGTCCAACTGTAATCACGGGAGGTGGAACAAATGAGCAATACGACCCCTGACAACATCGTTGTTGTCGATGTCATGACCCGCGCCATTTCGATACCTGAATCCGAAGTGAACTTTGGTGTCGCCGGTGACAAAAATGTTGAAACAAAGCACATCCGCATCAACGGCCATGTAACCGCCAGCGGCCTTGACCTGTCACAAAATTTTGTTTGGCGCGTCGTCGGCAACAACGGCGGCGGTGGGCCGTTCTCCGACCCCATCGACACCGCCACACTGACCGATGACGGCTGCATCGAAATGGACTGGACACCCAGCCCCGCCGCAATGGCCCGCAAAGGCAAGCTGCACTTCAATGTGTGCGGTATCGAAGTCGATGACAGCGGCGTGTCTCTGCATGAATGGCACAGTGAAATGGGCACGGGCATTGCCAAGGAAAACGCCGAAGCCCCCATTGAGGACATCGGCGGCACTGATCTTGTGGCACACTTACAGTCTATGGCTGCACAGGTTGCCAACAATGCCAAAGTCACCGCCGATGCCACCGCCGAAGTGAAAAACGCTGCTGAACAGGTGGAACAGGGCAAAAAAACCACCCTTGAAGCTGTGGAATCCATCGTTGACAGTGCGCGGGAAGCGTCCGACGCTGCGGCAACATCCGTTGCCGCCCGTGACGTTGCCAAAACAGCCCAGAACGCCGCCACCCAGCAGGCCACGCAGGCCGCGCAGAGCAAGGACGCAGCGGACAAGTTGATGCAACAGGCCAAGGACTACGCCAACGAGGCGGCGGGCTATGCGGGCGCGGCAAAGTGTTCCTTCGGCTACACCACCGACGGCAGATTTGCATTTTTCGTAAACGATGAAAGCGAGGTATAAAGCATGACCCCTGTATGTTTTCCTTTTACCGATGACACGGGCAAAGAAATGCGTGATCTTATGTCGCAGCAGACGGAATTGCTGGCCGCGATTGCGGCGGGCAATGCAAGCGCCGAGTTCATCGACGCGAGTTTTGGCGCACTGCTTGACGGCACGAACACTACAAAAGTGTTTTGGCTTTGGTGGCCGTTGAGCGCCACCGGTGGTGCATCGAAGTATGACCGCCTGTGCCGCTTCTTTGTCATGATGGCAAAAGCCGGGTACAAACTGGCCTACACGCTGCGCTTCTATCTGGACACGGTTTCTTCCGACTACACGGGCACGCCGCTGGATGATCTGGCGGATGGCCGTTCCGCCGCACCGCTTGTGACCGATGCCACCACCGATGTGACAGACTGGGCCGAAGAAGATTTGATGACATGGTACATTCGCGGCAATGCCTTGAGCCTTGCCGATGGCACTATGAACATCCTTGCGCTTGAGGGCGAACGCGAGTTTGACATCACGGGCGAAACCGCCCCCGTCTACTGCTTCTCTTTGGCGCTGTGTCTGAAAGAGTGGGAAGATGCCAGCTATATGTATAACAGTTGGCGCACCTATCCCGGCAACGGCTATGTGCCGATGGCTGGCGATGTGGCCCCCGATGGCACGATGCGCGTTATGACATGGCATCCCGCCTACTGCGGCGGTCTGAATGCGAAAGGCGGCATGACAAGCGGCGTCGGCAAGCCGCCTATGGTCTGGGTCAGCGCCAACGCTGGAATCCTTCTGGCCCGTAAAACTACCACATACGAAGGGTTGTGGAACGACTGCGATCAGCAGTTCGCCTTGTCTGCATGGCGGCTGCGCCACTGGACAAAGAGCAACAGTGGCAAGTTGGAGGGCTGCACGTCCTACAATTACCAGTATACCCCCGCCGTGGCCGAAGCGAACGTCAAGCGCGTTGTGCTGACGACGGCGCAGGCCGCAAACATCCTGCCTGGTTCCGGCGTATGCCTGGGTGAGCGCAGCGGCGAAACCAGCCCCAGCACTGACCGCAACAGTGCCTACAACCACAATGTTCTGAACTGGGCAAAGGTCGTCAGTGTCACGTCCGAGGTTATCGGCGGCGTGGAATACGGCATTGTGAATCTGGATTTGGCTGATGCCATTTCCCCGACCACCACTATGCTGCTGTCTACCATGCCGTGGCCGTCCGGCACGACGGAATGTCTGCCCGGTCATAGTGATGGCTGCATGGGCAACCTGACGAATGGTAAATACCCTTACCGTGTGGCAGGCATTGAAATGCAGATCGGTAACTATACCGAACAACTCGACCCGCTGTGGCAGGCAAGTCTTGTTGACGATCACTGGCACTATGATGTCTATTCCTGCCGCGATTCCGAGAAACAGGCGGGCAGCATCACGGCGAACTATGAAAAGACCAGTTCGTTCGATCTGCCCAACGCCAACAAATGGAGTTGGAACTATATCCGCGCACTGAACAAACTTGCCGCTGAATCCATGAACCCTGTGAAATTTGGCGGCAGTGATTCCACCTATGTGTCGGCGGCTTTCAGTTCCCCCGGTAGTGCGGGCCTGTACGCGCCTTGGCGTTCTGGCAGTCTCAATGCCTCTGGCGCGTGCGGCATCCCGTGCGCGCGTGGCGACCGTTCGCCCGCGGACTCGCATTGGAACGGTTCGCCCCGCCTTGCAGGAAGCGGTAAGAAGCGGGGTGAATGGGTGAGCGCGTAAGCGCCACCCAGAGGGGCAGCAGGCCCCTACATAATCCTGTAAGCAATATTCCTTATGGAGTGGTACAGCGGCGTTCGGCGGCTTTCAATTCCCCCAGTAGTGCGGGCCTGTACGCGCCTTGGCGTTCTGGCAATCTCAATGACAATGGCGCGTGCGGCATCCCGTGCGCGAATGGCAACAATTCGCCCGCGAACTCGAATTGGAACGGTTCGCCCCGCCATGCTGATGAAAATAAAGTCCGCACAATGCGGGCAAAAGCGTTGTACCGCGCCTGCGGCTTTGACCGCTAAGATCATGTGATACCGACACCATATAGCTGCGCCGATGCGAGAGATACGCGCGGGGTGGTGTGTATGGCCGCAGGCCGTGGGCCTGCGTGGCGGCTAGTAGTAGATACTGCGGCCCTGCTGTAAGGGCCGTTGCAACCGAACGTCGTTGAACATCAGCAAGAAAGAAAGGCTTTGAGGGCTTGAAAAAGAACAGATATATGCCGCTTACACATGAACTGTGTGAGCAAGCGGCCTTAGAAGCCTTTAACGATAAATGGTTCCGCCGTAATTATCTGGCTATGGCGGAAAAGTACGGAGGTGTTACCCGTGCAGAATTACAGACCGCCGCCCGCGTGGCGGATATGGGGCCACGCCTTGAAGTAGTTCACGGCGTTGCCCTTGAAATGGAACAGCGCATTGATGATCTGCTGGACGGCAGTGCAAACGATCTTGACCTTGACCCGGTGCATACTTTCCCGCGCATTGATGGTATCAGCATGAAACTGCGGCAGTTGTCCGACTGCTGCCCACTACATCAATGTTTCGGGCATCTGGCCTATCTTGGCCTGCGACCACTGCTGCGCGCAAGACTGTTGCCGTATCAGTTCGCCAGCATCCCGAAGAAAGGCCAGACGGCACTAAAGCGGCAAGTTGAACGATGGCTGCGCCGTAAAAGTCTGGGCATCCAGCACGCCTTAAAACTGGATGTCAAAGGCGCATACGAGCATACGAAACAGGAACTTGTGCTTGCGATTCTGCAATATGAAATTCCGCGCGCCGCTTGGCTGCTGGCCGTTGTGCGCTGTCTGCTGGCAATGTCACCGAACGGCGGCTTGCTGATCGGCGGCTATCTGGAAGCATGGATGTTCAATCTTGTCGCAAGTTATATTCTTGTCCGCATTCTCGGATATGTCAAAACGCGGCGTGGTGTGTCCGTGCCGCTTGTGGTGCGCAGTGGCAGTTATATGGACGATCTTGTGTTGATGGGCCGACGATGGGCTGACATCCAGAGCGCGGCCCGTAAGATTGCAAAATGGGTCAAAGACACGCTGCACCTGACAATCAAGGACAGTTGGGTTCGCGTTGACTTCCTATCCCCGGCAGAGGAACACCGCCGCCGACACCTGAAAGGCGCGGCCAAAGGTTGCCCTGGTCTGGATATGGCAGGGTATGTCATGCACCGCACCTATACTACCGTTCGCCCGGGTATTTTTAAGCGAGCACGGCGGCAGTATATGCGCGCAGGGGCAGACTTGAAGCGCAGCCACTTCATCCCGCTTTACCGTTCGTACCGCCTGATAAGCTACAACGGATATTTCAAGGGCACAAAATCCCGCGCCGCTGCCGAAGTGCTGAACCAACAGAAACTATTCAAATCTGCAAAATGGGCGGTGCGTGCCGCCGCGATCAAAGAAAGGAGCCTTGCCGTATGATTATTACGGAATCCCTCGACAACAAACCTGCTGCCGTTACGCTGGAACCCTTGCCCGATGGCACGACATGGCTGTATTTGCGTAAAAACGCCAAACAGGTTGAAGCTGATACCGGTGATGAAACGCCTGATGCTAAACTGTGGCAGTGTGAAACTGCCATCGGCAAGTTGGGTGCAGACCGTTCCGGTGAAACCGCCGATACCATCAACGCCAAGTTTGACGATTGGTGGACGTATGCCGCCGCATGGGCAGAGGATGAACCCCTGCCCACTGTGCAGGAACAAATCAACGCAATCTATGACACACTGGCCGTTATGATGGGGGTGTAACCTATGGCATTCTGGAAACTTATGTACAGGCTTGGCCGCGCCACTGCTGCACAGGTGTGGGAACAGGTAGACAACGGGAATCTTACAGAGTTGCAGGCAACGCAGATTTGCGGCCCGCGCCCTTGATTCCGGCGAACCTTGCCCGCGCCGCGCTTGATCTGGCCGACGAAGCGCTTACCGCTGCCGAAGCGGCAGGGGTGGACACCGCCGACCAGCGGGCCGCGCTGGCAGAACTCGAATTTAACTACGCGCTGGGCATCCGCCCGGTCAGAAAGGAACAAACCGATGTCTAAAATCTACGGAATCGACGTTTCCCACCATCAAGGCGCAATCAACTGGGCAACCGTGGCGGCAGAACTGCGCCGTGTGAACGGCGGCACAAGTCCCGGCTTCGCCATCCTGCGCGCGGGCTATTCCGCCCGCCACGGCAAAGGCGGTCTGTACATGGACGGCCAACTGCTGCGCAACATCAAGGGCTGCGAACAGTACGGCGTGCCCATGGGCATTTACTTCTATTGTTACGATCAGAGCGCCGACGCGGCGGCAACCACGGCAGAGCAGGTCGTCAAGGCCATTTCCGGGCACAAGTTCGACTATCCCATCTATTACGATGTGGAATATGAACCGTTCAATAAAGCGTGCGGCAAGGCGACCAACACGACCATCATCAAATCTGCGCTGGGTGTGTTGGAACAGGCTGGGTATTATGCAGCCGTCTATTGTAGCCGCGACTTTTTCCTCAACTACACGAACCTGTCTGCGTTGAGTGGCTTTGACAAGTGGGAAGCGGCCTACACGGCTACGGACACCGCTGCCGTCAAAAACGGCCTGTGGCAGTATTCCAGCACAAACGCGCTTGGCATCAAGGGTTTCGGCGCAAAGCTGGACTGTGATGTGTCCTATGTGGACTATCCTGCTATTATGCACGCCAAGGGCCTGAACGGCTACCCGAAGCCCAGCACCGACACGAAGCCCGCAGAGAGCGCCACGCCGTTGCAGTGCCCCACCGTTGGCCCCATGAGCAAGGGGGACTTCGACGCTATCCTTGCCGCTGCCAATGGCAGCACCCCGACGGCCTACACCGTCACATTCCCGCCCATGACCACCGCTGCGGCCAGCGTCTTGCAGCAGAAAGCACACGGCCTGTCTGTTGGCTATTCCAGCGCGTGGGCGGAGGGCTGACCGATGGAACAGATTATTGCACAGATGCTGCCCGGTCTGCTGTCGTCGCTTGTGACGGCCTGCGCGGGCGCTCTGGCAGGCTATCTGGCAGGCCGCAGGAAAGAAGCCAAGGCAGAGGACAGGAACGTCAAAATCGCTGTCAAAGCCCTTCTGCGCGGCCAAGTCATGGATTTGGGCCTGCACTACATAAGTAAGGGCTACATCCCGCCTTACGGGCTGGAAACCCTGCGTAATTATTATGACCCCTATGTTGCTTTGGGAGATGGCGACCCGTCCATCAAGCACATTGTCGAAACGTGCGAAAGTCTCCCCGTGCATAGCGGAGAAATGGAAGTGAACACATGAAGAAGAAGTATTTGCGTGCCCTTGCAAAGGCCGCTGCCGTTCGCGCGATCAAGACCGTTGCACAGACGGCCATTGCGACCATCGGCAGCGCCGCCGTTCTGGGGGCTGTTGACTGGCGTATCGTTGTCAGCGCATCCGCCCTTGCTGGCCTGCTGTCTCTGCTGACAAGCATTGCGGGATTGCCCGAAGTGCCCGACAGTGACGGTGACGGCATCCCCGATGATGTAGACAACGACTAAAACAGCACACGGCAGACCGCCCGCATGGGTTGTCTGCCGTGTTCTGTTTATTCTGCTGTATCCTGCGGCGCTGGGTCTGGAACATATTCCATGAGATCGCCCGGCTGGCAGTTCAGCAAGGCACACAGCTTGTTTATTGAGCGATAATCAAGTCCACCGCCTTTGCCGAGTTTGTCCAGAACGGACGGACTGATTCCGTTTTTTCGCAACCAGTATTTGTTATGGCCCTGCTTTGATAATTGCTTATACAGCCCTTCATAAGTTATCATATAAACACCTCGCTATAAAGTGGCCTTTTTCAGTATCCCTATTATAGCACAGGAAAGTGTACTAAAGCAAGTACAAAAATGTACAAGAATACGCACTAGAGTTAGTGCATATTGCATATTGCAATATTACACTAAATATAGTACAATATAAACATAGCAAGGGGCGGTACAAACAGAAAGGAACCGCCAAATGAAAAGTAAAGAGTTTGAAAAGTTAAGCCCGAAATCAAAACAGCAATACTTCAACCTTTACATCGCGTGGATGCAGTTAAAAAACAAAAAGGCCAGATGGAGACCCGTTCAAAAGTAACCATCTAACCTTTAGCCGCTAAGAGACTACAACCGCCCCTTGCTTACTTTTTATTATAATCAATTTGGCGGGAAAAATCAAGGCCATGGGAGGGCCTACTATATGAAAAATTATTTTTCATCAGATTATGCTGTTGCCGAATGGCTTCCAGATGCGTGCGCACGCGAATGTGCACGCGGTTTCTGCGGTCATGCGGCGCTTACAGTCCAACAGCTTGAATTTCTTCTTGCGCTTGCACAGGGCGCGTCTGCGCTGATCTGACAGGGGGATTTGACATGCCGCGCATCTTTAAGCATCTGACACGCACCGACAGACTGCGCATTGAAAAATGCTTAAACGAGGGGTACACATACCGCCAAATAGCGGATGTACTGCGCGTGCATATCAGCACGATTTATCGAGAAGTCAAGAAGGGCGAGTATCAGCGTTTGAACGGCGCAACTTATGAATTTTATCCCGCGTATAGCCCCGATATAGCCGAAGAACGCTATCAAGCAAATTTGAGCGCGAAAGGCGCAGATTTGAAGATCGGGAACGATCACGAATTTGCCGCATACATACAGAACAAAATCAAATATGAAAATCGTTCCCCGGCTGCTGCTTTGGCTGACATAGCCTTAGAGGGGCGCACATTCAAAACATCTGTGTGCGTAACTACGATTTACAGTTACATTTCAAAGGGCGTTTTTGCGTCTTTGACGGATTCAGATCTTCCGGACAAACCAAAGCGCCACCGCAAGGCGAAGGAAAACAAAAAGGGTTCCCGCCCGCCACGCGGCGAAAGCATTGAAAAGCGCCCGGAAGCTATCGACAACCGCGAAGAATTCGGGCACTGGGAAATGGACACCGTGTACAGCGCCGCAGAAACAAGTCTGCGCGCGTTGCTGGTTCTGACGGAGAGAAAGACCCGCAAGGAAATCATCATCGTTATGCCCGACAGAACAGCAAAAAGCACCGTTCTTGCCTTGAATCGGTTAGAACGGCGCTTCGGTGCCAAGTTTCGTAAAATCTTTAAATCAATTACTGTAGACAATGGAACTGAATTTTCCGATCTGGAAGGGATGAAAAAATCTATACTGTACAGCGGACTTCGCACGAAGTTCTACTACTGTCACCCGTACAGTTCATGGGAGCGCGGTTCAAACGAAAATCTAAACCGCATGATTCGGCGGAAATTCCCGAAAGGCACAAGCTTTGCAGATGTGACACGGAAACAGGTTCAGAATGTCGAAGATTGGATGAACAACTATCCCCGCAAAGTCCTTGGCTATCTGACTGCCGAAATGGCGTACCAAGCGTGCGTTGCCGCCCTTTAAAAAAAATAAATTATGAAATTTTCGCATTTACTCTTGACATTCACCTATTTCAGGCATTTCGGGCATCTCGGACATCAATCTTCCTGCAGGCGCTGGACCA